AGTGGAAAATTGGATAACTGACGCAGATTACGCGAAGCTACTAGACTACATTAAAACCAATATGGAAGATGAAGTTGAAGAAGAAGGCGTTGATCTGGATAACAAGCGATTAGTTATTGATTTTGCATTGGAATTCATTGAAGAGTTTAAGGCAGCAGCACATATGGCGGCGATGGATGATGCTAGCGTCGGTGCCGAGAATGAAGTTTATGAAACACTTCGATCAGCACTAAATGGCGGTGTTGAACATCCTGTATCGGGCGGGTTGTCGGCTACCGTTATGTTCCACGAACAACCGTATCAAGACAAAGATGCCGGTAAAAAGAAAGATATATCAATGAAAACATTATCCAAGGAATACTCCATTGATTCAACAGTATGGGTTATCTTCCCGAAGAAAGATATATTAAAAGTATTCAATGATGCATATTTTTCTGATCATTGGATTGAACACGGATTTGAAGATTTGTCAGAATTCAATGGAAGCGATGAAAAAGTTATTAATATTGATGAACCATATCACGGTTGGTCAGGTCATGATGAAGACGCTGCTAAAGAAAGTTTCGAAAATAGACTCCACGATGAAATGAGTTCCGTCTGGGATTAATGTTATCTGAGTAACTTCAATTCTTTCAAGCTCTTAGGCTGTTCACTATCTCGAATAGGACCGATGCCTAATACAGTATTTGTAGGACCATCAAACACAGTTAGACCAGCATCACGAATAAGTTGCATCGGTACTTTGCCTTTAAGTTCATCCATCAAAGATTGAACTTCTTCCATATCAGCCTTCAATACAACTTTGCCATGATAGCTTGATTCATCATATTCTTTCCAGCGTTTCGGATCACTGGATTTGCATTTCATGGCAACCGTAACAAACGCGTGTCCGCATTGGGCGGCAATCTTTCCACGATTATCACCCATGACAGCAAGTGCTTCGTTAAGAACGATGGCATACATTTTCATAATATTATCCTCATCTTAGATTTATCATACATATAACCAACCGGGTTGACAAGAAGAGTTTCACCGTGTAAATATAATTTAAGCATAGGAGATTATCATGAGCTTGCCGTTTGACAAGATGACGTATCAAGAAGTCCTTGCTGCTACTGCTGGACAACTTGGTCACCTTGACCATTTCAGAATTCTTGTTCTGAATGCCGATTACAACCCATTTAGCGTAATTCCGATATCTGCTATCGGTTGGCGCGAAGCTGTGGTTGGCGTCATCACGGAAAAGTATGATGTAGTTGCGGAATATCAGAACGTGGCTATCAGGTCACCATCAATTTCTGTTCCGCTGCCATCCATCGTGGCCGTCAAGAAATATCAGAAGCCGGAACAAACACTTCCGTTTAGCAAGAAGAATATCTTCCTGCGAGACAATTATACCTGCCAGTATTGCAGTAAGCATTTCTCTGGTTCCGAATTGACGTTTGACCACGTTATCCCTCGCTCAAAGGGCGGTGGAACCGATTGGTATAACATTGTGTCGGCTTGTGATGTTTGTAATCGCAAAAAAGGCAACAGCGAAACATGGGTTGGTCCATCTGGGAAGAAGGGTCCGATTCATAAGCCATACAAGCCCGATTACTTCGATCTTGCAAACAAGATGAAGAAGAGAAAGCTTATCATTCCTGAGAAATCTGGATGGGAAGAATATCTAAATTGGGAAGGTCCATTGTTCATTCGTAATAGTAATGGATCGACATTTCAAATATCCGGTCCAGAGTGTGAACCAGTTGGTGTAGAAGCACTCGGATATTAGAACCACGAAACACCCGTTGCTTACTAAATAGTAAAAGCAACGGGTGTTTTTCTTATGGATGAAATAAAACAAAAAATCAAATTGATCATCGAGTCTGAACAACTTGATGAGATGCCAGAAATGGTAAAGACCGCTGGTCGTAAAATTAAAAAATTCTTATCACGGGCGGAACTAAAGCCATTTGCCGACGAAGCATCACTCGTTGCAGCATTCGGTGCTAAAAACGTGATGGCAATCCCATTAAGTGAAAAATATAAAGAAATATGGGGGGAAGGTGAAACCTTTCCAGATCAAATCTTTATAGATAGTGATCCTAAAGGTGTTTACCTTGGGTGCTATTTTGCGGTCAGTCGTAATGTTTATAATATTGATAAGAACTTCAATAAGAAACGCTCCGTTGTAGTCAAAGCAGGTGGAAGATAATGAAAACCTTTAGCACTCAAAGAGAAATGTTAGAATTCTTCGGCATTGATAACATAACAATGATGTATGACACTCCACTATTCACCCGCCTATTAGACGTTGGTTACAACATCATTGCGATCTACGAAGTACAGACATCCGATGCCGGATGGGTAATTAAGGGCATCACTAAAGAAAAACGCGTTCTTACAATTGATGCGACCGGCGAAGTTATCGAGAAAACCGAAAACCTATACCCCGGTAATTCAGCCGCCATTAAAAGTTTGAAAAAGAAAAAACTAGCCCATGGTAATAATATGAACGTGGCCGATCTAGAACAAAAAGAGCGTTCTGCCAAGAATGACGAAAGAGAAGCTGCCGCGAAAGAGAGGGGAGTTCAAGCCTTAATAAAATGGACCGATGCCGAAATAGAAAAAATGAATCAGCGGAATATGCAGAGTGTTGCTAAAGCACTCAACAAGAATGCCGCTGCGTCAGAGATTGCTGCCCTAGCCGCAACTATGTTAAACAACGATTGCATGATCATCGTTCAAGCTTATTCTGAACCAACCGTTATAGAAAAAGACAAAATAATGACGCTCGCAAGAAAAGCTATCTCCGAACTGTTCAAACAATATATTAATAAATTTAAAATGGAACCATCACTTATAGTGAAAGGCAATGGTAACGAGAAGCAAAAACAACAACTAACCGTTGATATGTTCATCAGTAAAATAAAATATAAAAAACTCAAACCCGGCCCAGAAAGCAATATGAGTAATGAAGCTCAATAAACTTTTAGAACGCAGTTTTATTAAAACCAAGGACGGTCAGGTTGATATCACAATTTATATTGACCCGTCTTGGTTTAAGGTCAAAAGCGTTTTACCTAGCTTCCGATTAAACGAAGGCCGGTTTCTAGTTTATGATAATACCATGTTTCTGTTTGCGGCTGGTCTTGGTACTCATCTAACCATATTAAACGTACTTGAGAAACAAGAAGGGTACAGTTTTAATATGGGTATCCCATATGCGATGGGTTTCGTAACACCGCAAAACCAAGAACCAACCCCGAGCGAATGGAAGTATTCATCCACCAACTTACAAGGTAGATACCGATTCGAAGGTTTGGATTTTGCGTTTTATACCGGATCGGACAGTGGTTGGGATCGTTTTAAAACTGAAACCCAACAGCGTTTATGCAAACAAATATTATCTAATGGTGTAGACATATCAGGGTCAGCGAAAGGTGTTTAAATTCTTTCGCTGACCCTTCTACGCAAAGGATAATCAGAACATGAAGTACCGTCATACAGCTAACCACGCCAGTATGACAATCAGATACTGGCACGCTTCCGAATGGTTGTAAAGGTGTCATCGATTAAAATTTCACCATTACGGTAAATTTCCCGCAGTAGGTTTTTATCCAAGTAGCCCAAATTACATTCACGCAATGTGTTGTAGCCACGAGAACCAACGCCGCTGGTTTCAATAAGTGCCAATCGACCCTTCTTTGAAATTTTCATAGCATCCGTAACCGGCTGCTTGAACACATCCCGAACTTCATCACCAACCCGAATCTCAGAAGCCTTCATGGCGAATTTGTGATCATCACGCATATGACCCTGAAGCAACTCACCGCCCATACCGAACACAATGTTTTCCACCGACAGTCCAGCACGCTTCATGTTTTCAAGAATGGCACGAATGGAATTGATGTTGATACCATCACCCTGAAGCACACCGATATATGGTGGCAATACCTTATACCCAAGATCATTAGTCGTGTATCCAAAGACTTCCATCAGTAGTTTAACACAATCGATAGGAACCGTTGTTGGATCACCACTGTCTGGACGAACGACCAACTTGCTACCCATTTTTGAAGCAGCGATAACAGCTTCCTTCAATGTGCCACCCCAAAGATTGGTGATCGCATTGTAAATGTCATAGCTATCAGATACCACCGAGATAATCGGGTAGTTGCCTTGGAATTGTTCCAGCATATTCAAGAAACTAGCTTCTTCGCCTTCCGGTCCACCCCAAGTCGTCGTGGTGCTATGCTCAGCGGCTGGCACCGAGAACCCGGCCATAGGCTCACTATACAGTGCAGAGAGCCATACAGCGGCTTCAACGGTATCAGTTCCCATGAAGTTCACCAGATGGGCAGCGCCACCAATCATGGCCGATTCTTGAGAAGAAACACCACGGGCACCGAAATCATGAAGTTTGAATTCCAAACCATCACGATTGCCAACCGTATCATCCATATATTTGGCAATAACCTTTTTGATTTCCCGGCTCTTGGTAGCCACGGAAACTGGATACCACACGGCGCGAAGCAATGCAGTTTCCAGAAACGAGGTCAACCAGTACAACCGAGAGTCAGTATTGATTACTTGAACCATAACATTGTGTGCACTGATGACTGTTCCTTCTGGAATAGCCTGAATACTGACAGGGTAATAGCCGTTGTAATCATTCACGATTATTTCAAAGCCACGACGATTGAATGGTTCACCATGATTCTTGCAGAATTTTTCAGCTTCATCAATATGTTGGGGTGTGATTTGGCGAGACAGGTAACGCTTGATAAATCCTTGGATACCAAAGAATACCAACTCGTTGTCGAGGCCACTGTTGACCAATTCGGTACACATGCCGCGAGATTCAATGTAGCTATTCACATACAAAGATTTTTGTGGGTATTGCTTCCAATGTGAAAACTTATACGAATCTGACATAAGAATCGGATTGGAAAGAATGCGTTCGATTTCATTTACGTTTACAATGATGGTCATGATATTAATTTCCTTTTTCTTTTTCGGTTTCGGCCTTCAATGCTTTGATTACCAGCCGGTTCTGTGTGATACGCTCGCGAGCAGCGGCGATTTCAATTTCATATAGATCGATTTCATCAACCATATCTTTCAGTTTTTGAATGATTTGATAGGTGTCATCTTCCATAGTGTTCTCCTCACAAATCTTTTGTCAGTTTGCGAATGATGAATGCATGGTCTTCAAAAAATGCACTTGGATCAACTTTATTCAATGGCAACCAGAATGCACAGGCGGCATCATCGGCACCCTTAACCGTTGGAAGCTTGGCGCGATCTTGAAGTTTGAACAAACCACACTCAGTAATGATGCGGCCACGATCAGACCGGCGTGGATCACTGAACTGTTCACGTTTCACAAAACCGGCACGAAGAACCGTATCACTCACATCAATTTGAGTTTCTTCACGAAGTTCCCGAAGGATGGCATGATCAACCGGTTCAAATTCATTAAGGAAGCCACCCGGAAGAGCAAACAGTCCTTTACCCGGACGCCAGCGACGTTGAACAACCAACACGTGACCCGACTGAACAACACATGCATCAACCGTATGATCGATGACGGGATATTCATTACCTTTTTGGCGGTTGTTACGATACGTGTTGATAAAACCCCATTCTTCTTTGATGTCTTCATACTCAGATCGCATCGTAAAGGCATACAGCAACCGTGCGATTTCAGGAGGACACGCTTTATGAATAAACTCGTATTCTTCATTAATGATGCGACCAGAACCGGGACCGGGATTATAACTATTCTTTTGAAGGAATACAGCTTTGCGAACATCAGTACTGTTCAACGGCACCTTGAATTCAACACCAATGTTGCCCCACTGCGGAAACAGACCAAGGTAATAACTGGTGTGATCTTTCTCACAACCAATCAGACTGATAGTCTTTGCAGTTTTATTCTTGAGAACATCGTGTTCAACGATATCTTGAACCTGTTCGAGCCAATCGGCATCAGCGTAGGTGTGATCATCCAGTGGACGAAGCACAAGACGGCCATCATCAATCGCTTCCTGATATTGGGAAGCAATCATCGCGTAGCGTTCTTGATATGTAAAGGTGTTGTAAAGAGTTCGTCCGACATTTGCCGAACCTACCAAGATCAATGTTTGCTTGGCGCGAGTAAGAGCAATATCGATTACTCGCATGTGTCCATAATGCAATGGCTGAAAACGGCCAATGAATACCAACAGGTCATGCTTTTGATCCGGCCCGAGAGAATCGGTTAGGATTTTTCCGTCATTATATACGGCACGGGGATCAACCCCTGTTAGTTTGGACATAACACACTCCATGTTATTATAGCCAAGACGCCTTCAGCAGTGTCTCGTTAATATTACTTATAGGCAGAATGATTTTCCTTGTCAATTATAATTTTGCAGCTATAAATTAATCATGGAAGATTTTTTGGATACCGATGAATTAGATAATGATCTGAAGGAGATGTTTGATCCGCAGACAGAAATCAAACGGGTGATTCTCGGTGCACCAATGTATCGAATTGAATTTCTATGCAGCGTTATATTGGATTGTGGATTACGAATCGCGTGTGAAACTGATTTTGCCGAAACCAATGATGATAAGTTCACCGTCTTAAAGAAATGTCTTACCAATTGGAATTTCGATGGTAATGCGTATCTTTATACTTCCAGAATCATTGCAGCTTCATGTGCTTGTTATAGAGCATATAATTTAAAAGACCGAGAGTTATTAGCAGCAAAATGTTTTCATCTATTGAAAACGTTAAAGAAATATGATATATACTGGACAGATAAAATCTTTGACGCAATGGAACAAATCGATGTTGACTGATTATCCATCCCAACCGGCTACTGGTTGGGTTGGATACAACGTTTTGGGAACACTATGGATGGCACACCGGGAACGAATCAACGTTATCTGATACGCACTCGACATTCGGCCAGCGGAATATCATGTTCCACACACGCCTGTTGTAATTCCATACCGGCAATTCCCACTTCACTCATAGCTTTATTTCGCATTATATCGGACACAGTAAAACCCGATAGAACAATAATGACACCGATAATCGCCACACTATACACGACAGTTTTATTATAATCCGATTTATTCATGTCCAGCTCCTATTTCCATATTTTCCATGATTTTAATACGATCCATAATAACGCCTCGTTCGGCATCTTTCTCATCATCGCGAATCAACATGACCACGATCCGACAATTATTTCTCGGTTGATCTGCTGCTACAGCAGGAATGATAATATCTCGATACCACTTTTCGACCATAGATCGAAATTCTTCAGTGGCTGTGCCAATATCATTTTGAAACTGGTGGTTTTCTGAAGCCATAAACTGGGTCCATTCCATGTTGGTTGATTTTTTCGACATCGGTTGCAGTCGGGTCCAAGTCTTTATCTTCCGGGTTCTGCAACATACCAAGATACATACTGATTTCTTGGAAGGCGGTATATGGATCGATTAGATTACCGAACCCATAATCTTTCAGACACGGGTTGATGATATGATTAACTTCACTAACATCATGATATATTGGTCTAAAAGCTTGGCGTTGTTCGATTGTACCAAAAACTTCAACAACAATGGGTGACTGATATCGTTGATTCAATTCATCATCGATAATTACATTCCATTCATTGGCCATATCGAATGGCTCACCGGGATTGTATGCATGCCGACTTTTTTCACGGCTAACTGAATATTCCTTCGATACTGATTCATTATCCCAATAATATTCAGTCCACTCTCGTATCACATCCTCGCCAGTCTTACGGTCACGACCGATCTTTTCAGATTTGAAAAGACGATAGAATGGATACACCATACCACAGAAGTGAAGATAATTCGGTTGTAATCGATACCAGCTGGGACTATTAATACCATAGCGAGTTGGGCGATTATCACGAAGCCGGACCTCGCGTGTGTTCGAACCATTCACCATCTTGATACGTTCAACATGTTCGGTACGAGTATAAACGATATTTTCGTCAACACCGTATGCCAGACCACAATCATAGTAGTCTTGGAATTTCGAAACAATTTTCATCGTACTGGTTCTTTATATAAATTTGTCCAGTGGATTTTTACCGAACACCACATAATGTGCTAGTGGTAACACAATCACGGCAACAATACAACCAATAATTATTACATATATCATGAAGGTATTTATCAAGCGGCCAGATGTTTGCGTATCATGTTAGAAACGGCCAAATGTGTTTCGGGTGTATCATGATTGACATTGATTTCCACAACATAGACCAAACACTGAAGACGGAACTCTTCGACGCCCTCGATGGCCATAATGTCTGCATCTGGCGAGTTGTTATTATGAAACCGATCACCCCGTTGGAACAGCACCCGCCGTTGTTCATTTGTCAGGGGCACCATATAATTGGTTGAAAACTTCACAAATTCAAAAGGATTGCTAGACATAGTAGTTCCCTAAGTGATTATGCTATCACTCTAATAGGTCTACAACTATATGTCAAGTATTCTCAGTGACAACTTTCAGTGTTATAGTAATCGTGTCTCCATCACCCCATGGAATAACAATGGGTGCCGTGACATCGAAATCATATATTTCTTTCAAGTCAGCTACAGTTTCTTCGGTGATATGAATCGTTGGGAATAATTCTACTTTTCTGTTCATAATTATTCCTACGTAAAACTGGGAGCGGGTGGTGGACTCGAACCACCGGTTTTCAGATTATGAGTCTAACGAGATGACCAACTTCTCTAACCCGCAAGATAATACTTATAGCACGTTTCACTCCATGTGCAACAAAAAAGAGAAAAATGCAGAAAAATCATAAAACCGTTTGACACCCCGAATTATTACCCTTAAGTATATCCACATCGCAATAAGACTGCGGGCCGGATGAAGTGGGTTATCTTGCAACGATGAACCCCCATTTCAAACAATTTGCTCGCAGTACTAAAGCGGTTACGTGCCGGATGAGAGTGGGTTATCTTTTGTTGATGAACCCCCATTTTCAACAATTTGCTCGTAACTACTAACGACTGAACAAAGAAGGAAATGATTTAAGACGTGTCGGAGATTTAGGGTTATCTAAGGAACAGTGAGTATTACAGGTTCAAGTCCTGTCTCCCCGACCAATCTAACGGGGAGTGGCGGAATTGGTAGACGCAACTGTATATTATCCCTTTGTCATTTCATTTACTCGTCTTACTAAAATGGCTTTGTGAGCCGGATGAAAATAGGTTATCCACTTGTAATGGAGAGGTCGTTGGTTCGAATCCAACTCAGGTCGTTCGCGGCTTGGTAGCTCAGCGGTAGAGCGCTTAAACCCTATTTTCTATACATTTGCTCACAAAGCCATATTAGTAATATAGTAATATTAACGTGCCGGATGTAATGGATTATCATAATCAGACTCATACTTTGACAAACCATATCCACTGCAACTCATTTGCTCGTTAAGATATCCGCTTCGTCTTATATTGTCTTATTAAAGAGAAAGTATAAGAGAGAAGGAAATAATATTATGGCAACTGCATATAAGAATGTCGGAACTCGTAACCGACAAACCCCACAAACAGAAGCAGCTTCCCCTAAGCAGGCGGAAAACAACGCGGGCGGATATTCGTTCACGCTGGATAGCTTCGGTCGTCTTGAACGATTCCTGATTCTTGGATCGGATGCACCATCATATTATGCATCCGCTCGTGAACTCACGCTTAGCAATGCAGACTCCATGAAGACGGCAATCGCTGAAAATGGTTTCCGTGCAGTCGATCTTATTGTTGACGTTTCTGTTAACGGTCGTGCATATCGTAACGATGCAGCTCTGTTTGCACTCGCAATGGCTTGTGATCCAGCTAACCCAAAGGTTGCTGCATACGCTCTTGCGGCTCTGCCTCGTGTTGCTCGTATCGGTACACACCTGTTCCAGTTCGCGGAATTCATAGAACAGTTCCGTGGTTGGGGTCCAGCGCTTCGTCGTGCTGTCGGTAATTGGTATATCAACCAAACGGTTGATGATCTTGCCTATCAGACAACGAAGTATCGTCAACGCGAAGGTTGGACACACCTTGACCTGCTTCGTCTGGCACACCCTAAGACAGACGACACAGAGCGTAACTCGCTCTTCCGTTGGCTGTCCGGGCGTCCAGTAGATGCCGCTAACCTGCCTGCTATCATCACTGCATACGAAATGGTGAAGACAGCAACAGTGAAGGAAACGATTGATCTGATCAAGAACGCTAACCTGCCTCGTGAAGCACTTCCAACGGAAATGTTGAACGAACCAAAGGTTTGGGAAGCTCTTTTTGATAAGATGCCAATGACCGCTATGATCCGTAATCTCGGAAATATGTCTTCGGATAAGATCAATCTATTCAAGCCAATGTCCGAGTTTGAACAAGAAGCAGTGCGTCGTCTTACGGACCAAAATTTGATCCATAAGTCACGTATCCACCCAATGGCGGTGCTTCTTGCTCTGAAGACTTACGAAAGTGGTAAGGGTTTCCGTGGTAATAACACATGGAATGTTAATGGAAACATTACGTCCGCTCTTGAAGAAGCATTTATGTTGGCCTTCAAGAATGTTGTTCCTACTGGAAAGCGTCATCTGCTTGCACTTGATGTTTCCGGCTCAATGGGTTGGGAAAACATTATGAATACCAATCTGACTGCACGTGATGCTTCAGCTGCAATGGCTCTCATCACAATGAAGACAGAACCGGTTACTCATACTGTTTCTTTCACGAGTCCTTCACGTGGTGGTTGGGGTCGTGGATCGTCTTCGGTAGGTGATCGTGGTGTCACGCCACTAAACTTTGGCCGGGCGTCAACGCTTAGTGGCGTGATTAGCAAGGTCAGTGGTCTTCCATTCGGTGGAACCGATTGCGCAGCACCAATGCTTTATGCAATGGATAATGGTATTGAAGTTGATGTCTTTGTTATCTACACGGATAATGAAACATGGGCTGGTGGCATTCATCCACATGAAGCACTTCGTGACTATCGCAAGAAGACCGGCATCAACGCAAAGCTGGTTGTTGTTGGTATGACTGCAACGGAGTTCACTATTGCTAACCCAGACGATCCGGGCATGCTCGACATCGTTGGATTTGATGCTAACGCACCATCGGTAATGGCTGAATTCGTTCGGTAACTACTGAACCACCACAAAGATAAAACCCGTTGGAGCAATCCAGCGGGTTTTATTTTATCTTGAAACTGGTAGGAAGCTTTATAAAATTACCACGAACCATTGATCGTTTGAAAATCTGTAATCCTTCAGGGGGAGAATAGCGGTTTTTTAATACGAGGTCGAACCCACCATGATATATTAAAATCACGTCACACGTATACCCACACCGACTAGGGATAATATCAAATATACGACTCTGACTTATACCAGCATGGACATCAATATGAATATAAAGATGAATTGGTCGATCAAATATACGACTGTGTTTTACCTTATTATCAATCGTTGATGACCGCATCCCCGGTTTCCACCAAATGATCACTGGTTTCTCCGACATTGACATAACCTTTGTATGGACCACCTTGAACACATCTATTGAATTTCAAATCAAAGCGACATGTTTCACAACAAGGACACGAATAGACTTTATATCTACCCGGCTCATCTTTTTGTGGTTTTTTCATGAAGGGAACTCGTGAAGCTTGGCGGATGGGGAGGGATTCGAACCCTCGGAACAATTTTCATCGCTCACTCACTTAGCAGGCGAGCACCTTAAGCCTCTCGGTCACCCATCCAATACTGTACTTATAGATTAATAATTGAAGCTTGTCAATTATAATTCAAAACCATTTGCATTCAGAAAATCTACCAACTTGGCACCATCTTCAGTCGTGTGACTCATTACAATTTTAGTCTTATGTCTCAATGAAAGCTGACTGACCATCTCAGCAGCAATACCAAGACCACGATATATCTCATTGGTTTCTATCATCTTAATAATGGTTTCTTCATTATTATATATTCCATAAGTGATGACACCATATATCTCTTTTGAAACCTTATGATCCCAATCAAAGTCAGGGGTAATACAAATAAATTCACCAAAGGTTTCATTATTATGATGATCATGAACACCATCATAAAATCGAGGCAATGGTAAATCGCGCTTTTTGAATTCATCGACTTTAAGAAATCGGTATTGTAAAGATTGAACATTCATGGGTTTATTTATGAATTTATATCATCTTTAATGGGATATAAGATACCAGCATCGCCAATTACCAAAATATCATCTGTTACCGAATCACCCGCACCGCCATAAGCAATAATATCAGTAAAGACCAATGATGCAGGTAAGATAACAACACAGTCTTTTACGTGGTCGGCATGGCCCATAAACACATTACCAGTTGCAATAAGTTTCATATCATTCTTCCTTTGTTGGTAGGGATAGAGGGAATCGAACCCCCACGCCTTGCGGCAACAGATTTTGAATCTGTCGTGTCTACCAGTTCCACCATATCCCCATAACCAGTGGATATTTAGTCATAATAAATGCTAGTAGTCAAGGCGTGTTTGAACATCAGAAAAATGAAACCCGTTTTCTTATCTAAGGTCTTGACGGCTGATGTTCAACACTAACATACTAACACAATATCACAATCGAACTCATACTCACATCTTAACAATGAAGTCCGTCTATTGCATGAGCTTGTTGCAGGCACAACACGATGTGGGTCTACCAACCACAAATCTAACAAAGGGAAGACCAAGGGTATTTCAATCGCTGCCTAATTCGATTTCTTCATGGCCTCGTTGGGCTTACATAAAGGTCGCCAACATGATTATCATATGATAATTACAGGCATTCGTAAGAGACATACACCGGAATAATAAATATATAACTATGATTTTTGATAAGTCACATAAGCCATTGATTATAAAAGACGATAAAATCGCACTCGGAAAGAGCCGCGAAACGTCTAGAATATGGCATCTTCCAAAAGCCAATGAATGCTGCACCGTGCCAGCATATCCACCCACCTTAAGCCATTCACGGGTGGTACTACTTGATCAAAAATATTTCAAAATAACAAAAAAATTCCGAAGAACGGAAATACCAGAATATTACGGACCAATCCTATATGCGGCGATGAAACGTGGTGCAGTCAGAGTCTTAATCGATATCAACAAACCACACATTCATTCATCAATCGAAGGCGTCAACATAGATGACCTAATACAAACCGCACAATGGATCAATTCTAAAGTTATCATATTAACCCTGTCTATTATAATCAGACAAAGCAAAGATGATAGCAGTAGAGTAGTACACACTCTACATCATCATGATGGATCATTAAAATCCTTTTGTGATAGCGGCCAAACCCCCGCGCCATCACCGGTCTAAGAACCGGAGGATTATTATGATTATGAATCTCTTCGAAGACAATCTACCCAATATGGAAACCTATTCTATATTATCATACAGACAACTATTATGTAATATTGATAAAGGAATAATAATACCATCAGCACACAAAGACTCATTTGCAGAACTAATTAGAAACAACCAAGAACACTTTGATTTACACTTCACGGATGATGATAATGAATTATGTTATAATGCTCTAAATCAAGGCTGGACAAAAATATTCACCAATACAATAGCAAGTGATGAAAAAATACGTATCGAAGGCACCGATAAAAAAGTAATTCATTCCACCGCACAATGGATTCAATCAAAATCCCCAATCATCCATTTGATTATTGTGAAACGGCTTGGCGTTAACCATGATGATATCGATGTCTATCTACTAGAAGACAAAGCACTGAATGCATTTCTGGAAAAAGGTTATATATCCGGTGGTGATAAAATTAGCTGATGTCTTCACGCATCATGTCTGGTCGTGGTATAATGCCTCGTTTTATAAAGAGAGGAATAGCATCAACGCTCTCGTTCTTGTAGAAACGAACACCTTTCACATTACCAGTAATACGTAAATCCAATGTATAAACATCAATCATCTTACTGAATTGATCTTCAAACACCTTCATTGATTTGCGTATCGGTAATGAATCACCATGCAAACCAATAGTGGTGCCATCATCATTCTGCCACATAAGTCCACGAACCCACTTGAAACCAAACATCGCATCCAAAACTGCATCATCCCAAGGACTCGTTGTCGAATCAACTCGATTATCTAAATCACTCGCTATCCCCGAATGCTCAATCCGAGAATCATGCCACATATATATGACGCCCGTAGTAGCATTCATCCAAAACTTACCCTCACGAGTAATTGGAAATTTCTCTATGGAAACCCAACCACTACGACCATCATATTGACCATCATCAGATTCTGTAAGAGCAGGCATACGACGCGGTAGCTTACCACTGGAAATAAATGCACTAATATCATCCTGATCATCAATCACCGTATAACCAGTCATGGATGTCTCTAAAACAAGATCATTGATAACGCGGAACAATGGACCAAAGACGCGACCAGTACGTTTGATGTATCCCATGTCAGAATGATGGATGCACAGCGATACAGCATCATCTGTTATGCGATCATTGTTATATCCAAGACTTACCCGAACCCAACCATTACCAAACATCTTATTAATGGTCGCTATATCATAATCAACCGTCAACTTGTCCTTGATCGTATTATCAACGAATGGTGCCATCTGCGTATGGTGTACACGTATAGCAATCGTATGCGCCCAACACTCACGCGTTTTAACATTCCACCAGACAGACATGAATCTGTTTTCTGGTATCAATGGTAACAACTCGGATAGATCATGAACCTGAATGATACCACGCTCAATGGCATCCCAATCAAAATCACCCTCTAATAAAATAGACTGAAGAACCGAACGCGTAATCATATGACTGACCGTATCGCAGTAATAGCAGAACGAACCACATCAGCGGTGCCAGCCGAATACGCTAAGGTCGCCGTAATGCGTAACTTATATTCACCGCCAGCTTTAAAAATAGTACTAACAATATTCACGGGCACACCATGATATATCACAGTCTTCTTTGCACCCATCATCTTGGTCTTATCACTCAACATACCAATAGGCTTATCTGGTTCACTACCATTGCCCGGTATAACCGCTGTAGTATCGAGACTATGGGCAACACGCTTGATAATCTCTTTCGGGTTGATACCTTTATCAAGCGTTAATAATATTTGTGGAGTTTCGATATTATCAATAATAGTGAAATCCATTGTCCTCTCACCAATGATGGCTTCAAACATATAAGGTTCACCATTACCATCATATGACAAATAAACATAACCCTTGCTCAACTTGACTTCAGGAATGGATGAAATATCAGCTTGTAATGCTTCATCATATCCTTCACGCCGAACCCCACTAACAAACAATGGTTCCTTTATAAAGATTACCTTGTCATTAACCGATGTAGTATTATCTTTTACTGTTGTCGCAACACCAGAAATGAATTCCATTATTCCACTACCAATCAATGACACAGTACGGTAAACAACACATTCATCATGTGTCATCCTTACCGTCATACCATCACTCACGTCTTCAGTAAGAATGATGTTCACACGCCGCTTGATATTACCCATTAGTGCTTCCCTCTGGTTCGACCCTCGCGATCTTTCCAATAATCCGCAGGGAAATTCATACCCTCATGATACTCACCCCGATAAAATGCTCTGAAATATGCAAAGAACATTTTATGAATCGCCATCGCCCGACCCTTGTCTTGGGTTATATACGCACCCGGATCACTGCCACCACCCGTATGGGATAATATGTTCTTCACAAACGATAACCTGTCCGGTAAAAATTCTCTGACGAAATGACCATAATCATCTCTGAACCCACGCTTCTTCATAAATCCAGCCGCATTCCCATTCCCTTGTTGTAACATCGTGGCAACAAACTTGGCCAACGAGGTTGCAACAACCGCTTCAATTTCATGAATCAATTTACCATGCGGTATCTTCTGATCATCAAATACCGATTGTGTCGAATGCCACCATTCGTGAAATAATACACTAAACGCATTCGAATTCAATAAGGTGAATTGTCCCGGTGACCCAGAATAAGATAAAGCCGAATACATTCCATTATAACAATTGAATGATCCAAGTCCCGGTAACTCAGTACGGCCACAATACTCACCGCCTTCAGCACTACTAATAAATGCAATACCAACACGACCATAACGGGCTATCCGATTCTCCAATGGTTGGGAATAAAAATTAGGCGTTCGGCGTTCTTCCTTAGTTAAACCTTCATACTTGTCAGGCTTCTCACCGGTTGCTGCCTTGGTCTGCTTAGCATCCGCATTATGTGCACGCTTGGCATCATTGTCTGCCTTGACGGTTTCACGATGGGCACTCAACTCAGCCATATATCTATTACGCAATTCCCGAACTTCAGGAATGATACCTTCACGCCATTCTAGAAAATTAGAAACATTCTGAATAATGTCCTGTCCTTCAGTCGCAGTATACGCTTCAAATAAATCTTTAATATACATTATAATTTCACAATCTTGCTAACTACCAGAAATGGCGACATGTTACTATGTGCTGTACCAGAACCAATCACGGATGTTGGTGACTTGGTTGGGGTCAAGGTTGGATGTGCACCATCAGCAAACAATACATAGTTTCTATCACTACCCGAACCACGACGATGGATTGATAAGGTCGTAGAAGGGAAAGCCGATGTTGCACCACTCGCTAGGTCTTGGTCAATACCATTGTCCGTAACCGTGTAATGCTTATGAGCCGGTAATTGGGCAGCTGTTAGAATATGAGTTTCACTACCACCAGAAGCACCCAACACATTACCACCAGCGGTCGCTGTAGCCGTTGTTAGACGATTAGTAGACGTGGCTTCCATATTATCACGACCAGCACTCATACGCCCTCTAAGGTCCGGTAAGGCGATTGTCTTATTCGCACTAAAGTCTGCTGTAGCCGAAGCACCACGGCCACCAGAAACGGCAGCTTGAGCATCAGCAAAGTTATCCCACAACACAGTAAACAATGCGCTCGTATCAGCGTTTGCTCGTCCCGTTGCACCAGAGGCGGCATTACCAATCGTTCGACCATTCGCTAATACCCATCCACTCGGTGCAGCAATTCCACAATAATCCATCATAACACCTGCCGGTAAAATGTTACCAGACCATGTAGGTAAACCATTCTTTACCGCTAATACCGAATCAGCGGTTCCAACTGGTACACGTGTCCATGTTCCATCAGTTTCTGTAGCCACAAAGATATCACCCTTCGTGCCCTTTACATAATCGGTAGGGGTTATTGAGAAATCTTCTATCTCAGTCGTGCCAACCGCACTTGCTGCCAGTTTCAAACGCGTCACACTACCGTCTATCAATTCAGGGGTGCCAACAGATAATAATGCATGTTTGATTTGAGTAACAGCCCGATCTGCTAAAGCGGTAGTTCCAATAGAACCAATCTTATATGCACCCGATGGGATAGATACTGCACCATAATGGTTTTCAATAATTGCAGCTGCGGCTATCTTAGCACTGGTTACAGCGGATGCTCCTAATGCAACATCATTTACCGAACCGACTTTATATGCCGCTGTTGGAATACTGGTAGCGGCATACGCTGCTTCGACGATAGCACCTGTGCCAACCTTTGTAGATGTGACACTGGCCGTTCCGAGTTGAGTACTCGTGATAGAACCGTCGATTATTAATGTACCGGGAACCTTTGTAGTCATTTGATAATCACCTTTTATAGTATTTATCAAAAACTGGTCACTTAAAGGATGTATAGCGTTTAACCATTACCCTATCATCTGTTATGGGCGATCCACATAACACTAAGTATTTGATATTGCGGGGTAAATTCCACCCGACATTGCCTAGTGGTGGAATTTGAACATGGGGGATTTACGAGAGGAAGACACATTCGATGTGATTGTTCACATCTTTAAGGACATACGATATTGCACGATCTGAATTTACGAGTTTTCTGATATCGGTCTGACAATTTGGAAAATCATTTTTGAATTTGTTACACAGCAGTTGTTTGACGATGGGTGTTTTACTATCGAATATGATGGTTTGGTCTTCAGTAAGAAACAGTAATCCATGGTAGTGGACGGGTTTGATGTTTTCATACTTATCATGTGTTTCGCGCGTCACCAACATTTTTATATTTTGGTTGCGCAGTCCCGAAGTTCTCTTTATGATATTGGCAACATGATTAGTATGGGTGGTGTATTCGTTACAGATTGTATGATTCCATTTGACCACATCATTTATCTTGTCGGGTGATTCAAGAGTTAATGTAACCATATGAGATGGTTCATCATCGTTGAGCGAAAGAAGATGTTGTTGAATGGATGGTTTCATATCACCCTTATCATATGACAGGCATAAATAAACCAAACCCGTTTCTCAAGGAATAACTCATGACCGATATGTTTCGCAGTAAATTAAATTCAATCCTATTTGAACAAGAACGGCCAGAACACGATGGTGGTGCTAATTCTCAACCCGGTTATTATATCTATTTCGCGGACAAACCCGAAGGACAAGATATACGTGGGCCATTCAGTAGCATGAGTGAGGCAATGAAACAGACATTGGATATCGGTAGTGATGGTAAACCGATGCCATCGGCAGTGAGACAAATTGAACATTTAGCCGTATTGTTGTTCGATGAGGAATGGTATGTTCAGATTGGACCAAAGAGTGCATCACGCGGTTATGCATCACTAGATGACGCCAAAGCGCGCGGCGACCGGCTTGTTGAAGAAATGCGCGGCACAATTTCACGCGAACAGTATATGGAATTAATTATACGTTTCCTAGAAACTGAGGGTAAAACGTATGATGACGGGATGGCTGGCGGTAATACTCACACGGTTGATACCGATGATGAAGATTTTAATATTGCTGACGCCCTTGGTGAATCAGTGCCCGGAACAATGAAACGTCGCCGTGAACGTGAAGCCGGTAATAAACCCGGTCCTATTAGCAAAGAAGAACAAGACGAGGAAGAGTTTAATGCGTAAGCCTACATCTAAAAATCTCAATGGTATTCTAGATGGTTCGATTAAACCGACATCACGTGGTGATACTGGCCCTGTCACTTCTAAGAAACTGAATCGGATTGTTGAAAACGAATTGGTTGAAGATTGGGGTTCATCTGATTGGACAGCTGCCATGGATTACATGAATGGTGCGTTGAGTGATCTTGGTGCAGTTAATCCAGAGAACATTGAAGAAGCAGCAAGACAAACCGCTGAATTTTATCATGAGAACATGGGTTATGATAGAGCTGAAGATGCAGTAGATAGCATCATTGGTATGTATATGAGACGCAGCGGTTTTGCCTCATTGTTAGCAAAGCCGGAAGACACTGATGATGTTTTTGAAGATGTTGTTAATGAATCCGCAAAACTAGATCGCCACGGTCGTATTGATGTTGCACATTGGGGTTCGGATGATGAAAACGAAACTGGCACCGTAAAGGCTCAACTTCGTAAATTTCCACCGAAGAGAAATGTTTCAAAGAAGAAAGCAAAAGTTTCTGAAAACAAGACTGATAAAGAAACCATCAGCGAAATGTATGATATCATGAAGTCATGGGGATTTTATAAAAAGAACAATAAAAATAAATTAGACTTGATTGATTATTTTTATGATAAAGAATCCATGTTGAGTGCGATCAAGCTTAGACTCAAGCGTCCAGATGTTAGTATTAGTAACAAACACACCGATACCAAAGAATATTACTGGCAGTACAACGTGTTGATTTTTAATAGAAAAAGTGATTACTATGTCATTGATAGACGGCCACGTGCATTACGCGGTATAAAATAATAAGCAAAAGAGCCGGTTTTTACACCGGCTCTTTCGTATTACACTTCATTATCAGTAGCGTTCGCTATTTCCCGACACATTACCGCCAGTCTAAAATCATGAAGACGTTGTGCCGCTTCTTGGTTCGTGTCACCCGGCAGTATAGCATTATGAAATTTGACCATCATGGCTTTTTCACGTGCTTTCAACATCATCGATACCAATTGGTTATCAGCATGATTTTGAACAAAACGAAAAATCGGACTTTGATCATCAAACAGTTCGAGTTTATCGACCGCTATTTTGGCCATTTCCGCCGGGGATACTTTATCACCCCAGTATACCCTGTGTACACATTGGATGGCCATGTCAGCTTTGACTTGATTATGTGTAGCAGTTGATGCCTTCAGGAACTTCAACAGGTCTTCGAAACCATGAACCATTTCAACGGCACACGAAAAACGATGTTTGTTGGTTTTTATTCGTTTAACCTGAATCAACTCAGCGCGTGACAGGTCAAGATGGCCCATGTTGACTTTAAAATTCACCGGAACCATCTGTTCGATGATTTCTTCAAACAGTGGCCGACCCATGATCTTGGTGGTGAAGAAGAGATACCAATGTGGTTCTGACATCGCCTTCATCATTTCAGCAAGAACACGTTCCTTGACCAGATGTTCAAACTCACCTGAATCACGCATATCAACCAGCAGCTCGACCAGTTCATCAGCCATCTTCCAGTTGTTACCAAACCGGGCAAGGAACCGAAGAACACGAAGAGCACGAACCGGGTCTTCAGCAAATGCTTCGCGGCTAACCGGACGAAGAACACGATCATAGATATCACGTTGCCCGTTAAACGGATCAACAACCACGCCATCGTCATCCATAGCGATTGCATTGATGGTCAGGTCACGACGAGCCAAATCTTCGATCAGGGTTACCGAAGGATCAAAGACAACTTCAAACCCGTTGTAGCCCGTACCAGTCTTGCGCTCGCGACGTGCCAGTGCGTATTCGTCCTTGGTTTCAGGATGAAGGAAGACTGGAAAGTCTGCACCAACCTTGGTGAAACCATTGGAAAGCATTTGTTCAGGAGTGGAACCAACAACAACGAAATCGTTGTCCTTTGATTTCCGGTTCATCATGCTATCACGGACAGCGCCGCCAACCAGATAAGTTTTCATCATAATAATCTCTCCCTCAACTTGTATTACTATATACGTGATGTAATATTAGTCAAGTAGTAATTACACTATTCATTGATACGGGGTTGGCGAAAAGTACCATCTTCGTTTTGTATTACCCGTAAACAAATAACAAAGGAACGATATTCTTCAGGACGGCGGTCCAATATCATCACCGCTTCTTGGGTATATCGACAATGAGCCATGGTGACATATTCTACTGGAGTCGTTCCACCAATACGAACATCCAAACGACCGTATCGATCAGTATCATTCACTGATCCAAGTGTTTGGTATTCCGGTTGGTCACCGAATTCACCATACTCGACAAAACCATAACCAATCATCCGTGCCATTGGGAGTGGTTCGGATTCGGTGATATCAAGTGGATAGAAGATGGCCAGCGCGCCTCCGATCATCAGAGAAACCAGCATAGCACCAATCAAAATAACAAGTCGATTAAAATACTTCATAATAATCTCTCCCGTTGTTGATATAACTTATAAACGGGAGAGAACTATTTGTCAAGCATCATTATCAGTAATAAAGGTTTTAGCTATTCTATCAGTACCCATGAAAATACAAATCAATAATAGAATACCAACAACACCAGCCACACTAAACACAAAGCTGTACAACACGCCGGTCAGTATGATAAACATTATTATACCGCCAACAAAATAACCCACTATAATAGCCATGAGGGCATCACCATCATCTGTAATTGGTCGGTTACCATTTTGTATTTTGTGTAAGTTGATGAGAGATGCAATAATTATTGTCCACACAATTATCCATATCACCAACAATTCAGCAGCACCAACGGTGGTTATAAACGGTCTAGCTACCTTGGTAACCCATTCGGCATTCATTCTAGTCAACCATTCAAACATTTCAGTATTCCCTTATATACGATAACCGTTTTGAACACTACTCGTTATCGGTTGAACTGTCTACAGGATCAGTCATGATGTTTACTATCATTGATGTGGCATTTGAAATATAGAAGAGAAACAAGGCCATAATCGCCAATCCCAATATAAACATCGGGATATTAGTGAGTAGAACAACAATCCCACCAAACATTCCACCGAAAATAAGATATAAAACGAACCCGCCCCAAACCACATCGGGAGAGAAATCGTGTTTCTCTGGTGGTGACAGTTTGAACATAACCGTTATAAAGACGACCACTATCACTGTCCATAAAACCCATACACCGAACCAGAATTCAGATACACCTATACTATCAATGAACGCCCGTATGTATTGCGTCACTATTTCATTATTGGTAGTGATAAGCCATTCAAACATCGGGCATTCCTAAAAAGTGGTCGGCACGGCAGGATTCAAACCTGCGATCAATCAGTTATGAGCTGACGGCATTAGATCGCTATGCTACGTGCCGATATGTTAGTGTTTCGGAAGACAGCTCATTAATATTCTACACCAAGCACCAATGATCTTACCAATGAAGTAAAATATCTTAGTGATGATCCATCCCCATAACAAAGGTGGGAAAAAACACGATATCACGACGAAGTGACTAGGGTTATATCCTGATTCCCCCCATTTTGTCACACAGTAACGATCAATATATGCACTGTTTGATCCTGTCACTTCTCGTAAAATACCTTTCAGCATATTCCAAAACAGCATATGAACAAATATCATACCGGCATAACTACCTAGTACAATAAATGGGATTAGGTTGAGTGGTTCCGGTTCCATGATTTATTTAACCACTCGTTTGATGGTTTTACCAATCAGTATCAACCAATTTGCGACAATCCATTTGATTGCGAAGTATATCGAGTAACCCGGAATCACCATGAAGCACTGAAACACATCCTTCTTTGGACTGTCTGAACGAGAACTACCGGTGAAAAATTCATGATGATTGATTTCCATACCAATCATGATTTGTTTCATAGCTTGAAAAACCAACCACCAGAAAAACATGTTTCCAAAATATATGAATAATATAAAGCCCATCAATGCGGCTGGTTTTGCATATACTGGTAGTGCGGCAAAGAACTCAAACATTATTAAATCCCATACCCAGTACGATGAAGATCGATAGTCCATTGTTGAAGAATAATATCAATTTGGGATTTCATTCCGAAGAGCACACCGCATGTATTGACGCTGGCCAGATGAATGAATGAGCCATCATGAATTGGATATGTTGGATCATTCACCATTGCCGCGAACACAGTTTTGGTTAATTCTTTTTGAACATCATCCACGATATTCTTGATTGTTTCTTCATTGTGGGCATCAAACACCAGACAGGTGCCGAAACCTTGAGTGGTGGTGTTTTCCCATTTATCGTATGCCTTACTCATTTCGTCTGTGAAACTTGGTAGGGCCGCTGCAAGAACGCTTGATGCATGTGCAGCTTGGGCCATGCCACGACCCGGAGTCATAGAAGCCAAATCGGATCGCATCAGAATAATCTGAACTGGGTAATCTTCGGTCTTCATTTAGAACTCTCCGAAACAAACGGTGCCGTTATCATCTTTCGATACTTCTACCACCATAATATTATTTTGTCTACCCTGTCTTTTCATATTTTCAGTACCCACTCCACCGGGGAATGCGACAATGATATCAGGATGACCTTCTTTAATCATTTGAGTGTTTCGTAACACGCCTGCCTTTTTACCATGTTCATTCCATAATGCTACAAACGCTGAGATAGATTCAATGTGATTCTTTGAACCCCATCCTGCACCCATAAGGTCTGCACCTTTAGCGGCACCATGGATTATGCAACTGATACCAACATTATCATGTATGGTTCGTAAAGCTTGATCTAACATTACTGAGTCGTCAAAATTTCGACCACCGCAAACTAAAACTCTCATGGCGCACCTGTATAACCTTCTAGATATAAATATTACATCTAAGGGAATTTATTATGGAAGAACAATCAATAATCCAAATGATACAATCCAAGCTTGGTATCATTGCCAGCATTGTTGGTTCTGTGGTTGTCATCGTTTCAGCTGTAATTGCATTTCAATCCTCGCCGTTCGCATTGGCACAAAAGGGTTGGGTTGACGCCCGGTTAGAAGAAAACAATCGCCTTCGTGATAGTACCACATTGCGCGAACGCGGTATAATGTTAGAAGGCAATATTCGTAATTGGACCATTCAGTTTGTTGATTTGAACGAAAGTCGTCGAGCCGCCATTGAACAGATAGCAGATTTGAACACTTTAATTCAAAAAAATATTAACCAAAATATGGATAATACACCAGAACACCAAATACTCGTAACCTTACTGGCACGTGCTCAATCTGATTATGATAGTATTCAACACCAAATTGAATCCAATCAATAATTATTCTGTATGGTCACATAGTTGAACAGGATTGGGTTTCTTTATAACTGATGGATCACCACCAACAGGATTTATTGAGTGTTTATTAATTTTCGGTAAATCATGTTTGAAATCTGGTATGAGTTCTTTGTAAATCGCCGGATCATACATGTAATAATTGTTATAAGATCGAAACCCGTTACTACAGAAATGACCGTTCAAAACCTTTCGGTCTTTGAATGATCTTTCAAATCTACGCATGAACGGTTCTAATGTTTTGATTTTTTTACGTGGGAGACTAGCCGGTTTATTATCATACCATGATTGAAATAGCATCCGGTTTACTGATTCGCATAATCCACATTGCCACACAACTTCTTCATCATTGATGTTCCAGTAATCACCACCAGTACATCCATGAGGCGAAGTGTACCATTGCGTGGAATAGATGGTGATGTCTTTAAATTTTGACGACTCATCACAAATGCGGCAAGGCCAAGTATGTTCACCACGCACGATGCGAACCCGTTCATCAAAAGCATCACTCAATCTATTTAATTCGGTTTCCATTGCCAGAATTTCGACTTCGGTCATTGGAACACTCCTGAATATGCTGATGGGATGGTTGTCGCGACGAGAATTGAACTCGCATCTGACACTTATAAGGTATCTGCTCTAGCCATTGAGCTACACGACGACAAGTAGTGGCGGAAGGTAATGGACTCGAACCATCAACCCGTAAGGGTGGGCAAGCTTTCCAAGCTCGTTAAGGCACCGTGCCTTCCTACCTTCCAGTAGATTTACTTATCATGAAAGTCGTATGCGTCAAACATAAAGTTTCAATGGTCTGCCTTTATATACAGGTGGTATCCGATTGCCCTTATAATGAACCCATCCCCCTTCGCCCGGATCATCATGATAATCACGATGTTTATCCATGACATAATTGTAGAATTCATAAATTGCTTGACCCGAAGATATGAATGGACCCGTAACACCACCCTGATAATCAGAATAAAACCATTGGGTTGGAAGCTGGTCGAACCCGGTTGGAATATAACTTATAACTAACCCGGATGGTGCTAATGGCCAACCGGATTTACCAGTTCTCAGTTTTATTCGAACTACTTTATCTTCCAGTGGGGTAAATTTGATTGTTTTGGACATGATGTATCTTCTGTTGCTACACCAATCTCTGGTCTGACATTCATGTCAAGAATATAACCGATGATAGTGTTAACTTCGTTGATATCGTTTGTGTATATTCTTTTATGCGGCCCGTATTCTCCAAAATTGCGAGAATGATTATTACCAACAATGGTTGGTAGTTGGCCTTCCTTCAACGCTGCACGGATACGTGCAGCAATAGCATCACGCCAATCTGACATTTCCTGAGTGATAAACCCATGGGTGTAATCTGGACCCCATCCATAACTAACGACTACAGAATAGCGATACTTCTTATAAAAAAGTTTCTTCTGTCGGTTAACTATTACTTCGGGTCCAAAATCGACTTCGGGCATCGGTGTTCCTACTCATTGATTTCGTAAATGTGAAAAACATAGACTTCTTCGATGACGGGTTCGTCATAAAGGTATTCACATGTCGGCTCTTCTGTACCGATGTACTCACCCCATTTATGCCAACGCCATCCACCTTCTGAATATTGTTCAGATTTGCGCATTGGTGTGCACAGGATGCAAAATTTACGTTGGCTCAAACTGGTTAGTTCATGATATTTATCAATGATCTGTTCATAATTATCAGCAACGCCATAGGATGGAAAATCAACATCCTCGGGATAATTAATGAGCTTCGTCTTGATGTTGTATGAATAATTCAGATCACAGATGTAGACACCCTCGGTTGGGTTTTCGTTCCATAAATGATTTTCAACAAAGGTCTGGATACCAGTAAAGTCAGTATGTTTTTGAATATAATCCAGCAAGGATTGAACCCCTTCTTTATCCATTGGATCAAGAAAATCATCAACCGTTTTGATTTCAACATTACACAACATTAGAAATATTCTTTCTTAAATGATGGTAGGGATGGAGAGACTCGAACTCCCACGTCTTGCAACACCAGAACCTAAATCTGGGGCGTCTACCAATTCCGCCACATCCCCATACGATCAATTACGTACAACTTACTTATAGCAGAGTGTTTGTCCTATAGCAAGAACTTTTTATTATTGACTCATATGGAATGACATGATAAATAACACCAATAGAGAAAATCTAGAAATGATAAGCAATTCGGCTTATAAAGGAAAAGAAAATGAATATAGTAGAAAAGGCACGCGCTACAGCCTTAGAAGCGCACGAAGGACAAGTACGAAAGTACACGAGCCTTCCATATTTCACACATGTTGAAGAAGTTGCTAAGAGTGTCGAGTTCCATGGTGGAACTGCTGAACAGGTTGCAGCAGCTTATCTTCACGATATTGTGGAAGACACCCATTGGTCACATCCACTGGTGTATCAAGAATTCGGTAAAACGGTTTCTGATTATGTGGTCTATCTGACCGATGTCAGTAACGGGTTGAAGTTGAGCCGGGCCGAACGCAAGAAGCGTGACCGTGAGTTCATCGCGTCGGCACCACCCGAAGTCAAGACGATCAAACTGGCAGATTTGAAATCAAATCTCAAAGATATTGTTAAGAATGATCGTGATTTCGCACGGGTCTATTTTAAAGAGAAGGTGTTACTGCTTGGTGTTCTCACCGAAGGTAACCGTTTCCTTTATATGGATGTTCTTGAAATCTTGTCACGGGATTGGTCCCTCGTATTTTCCGATTAATGTCATATGGTATTAATGTGTTAAACATTAATCGGAGAATCCAATGCAGCGAATTCACACCGTCTTGGTATATAAGTTTGTGACCGGTCGCGGAAGCAGTCTTATGCCAGAACTTTGCCAGTCTTATTCTGACATCGAAGTCGCGGAAGAATATCAAGCCGAACAAACCGATTCGGAATTCAGAGAAACGCGATCTGCGTTAATCATTAGTAATAAATTGGTTTAATCGTTGAATGCAGTTTGTGCGTAATCTCTCAAAATGATTCCGGCAACTGCATTCGCTTCGTTTTCATCATCTGATCCAGTTTGACCATCCGGTGTGTACGTCGCTGATTGTTTGTAGTGAACCATCTCATGTGCTATGGTTCTCATCACATCAATCTGGTGACGCCCACCTTTGGCAACGGTGATGCTTCTATCCATTAGATTATGACACCCGAACGCGGTGAGTCCTTCGATAACATCAACGATGTCGATCTTCGGTTCTTCATCCAGCTTTAAGTGTTTGGTAGCGAATGCAATAAATGGTTTGAAATCAAACTCTGCATTTTCGCTTTCTGTCAAAATGTAATTCAATAGTTTTTTCATTGCGCATCCAATCGTAGTAGTATTTATAATTAATGTTATGGCTAAGTCACCACACACCACTTTTCCCAAATCAGCACACGTGTTTGTGAAGTTGAAAGATGGAACAAACTTTCTCGATCAATGGGAAAGCAAGAAAGGAAATTATGTATATTTCCGAAAGCATGAACGTGTGCGAACAGCTGACATCAAGGCGATGACCTTCAAACGATTACAATCAACCGAGAATAAAAATCATCCACCGGTCGTATCATCGTGAGTTCCAACTAAAATAAATCTTATAATTTTGCTCTTATTGTTGATCGAGTACGCCATAACATATCTACCTTTGGTTTGAGTAGAAGGGATATGGGCTTGCCACATACGAAACCCGGCTTGATTATGTCGATTGAATAATGCTTGTCCCTTACGAGAGTTAGAAAATTTAACAATATGAGCATTGAACCGATTTTTATATAATTCTTCTTCCTCGGGTGAACGCGTTGGTCCCTTGGTAGCCAGCATTTCAAATACGAGAATATTCTTTTTGAGAATAGGATCACTTTTTGATAGCGTCTCTTTGGTTTTCTCATACTTGTTGGTCAACTCAACCGCAAATACAGAAGAAACCGGTTGCTGTGGTTGCACCGGTTTCTTTTTATTCTTTTCAAATAAATCTACCAATCTCATATGGTTATTTATCAACCAGATGTATCGGCGTGTGTCCCGACTAGAAGAAACCTGACTACCTTCGATTTAGCATCGATTGCCATAGCCACGATGTGTTGAGTATTGCTACCCGATGATGGGATGTGCGCTTGCCATATACGAAAATTGCCACGCTGATGTTGTTTGAATAACGCTTTACCCTTTCGGGTATTGGCATGTTTGATCACATGTGGATTGAATCGTTTTAATAGGTCTTCTTCTTCGGGCGTCCTATTGTGACCCTTAATAATTAGCTTTTCGAATATGCTGACGTTTTTCCTGAAAATAGGGTCAGCCTTGGAGATGGCTTCCCTCGATTTAATATACCTATTGCTCATAGTATGATCAATCGTTGATGATTAAAAACGGATTAGGCGGTGAGAACGTTCTTCTGGGACTCGTTTTCCATTTCCTCGATCAAGCGAAGGTTCTCGCGGATGAGGTCATCACCGGACATACGGGTGATCTTCGAATTATTGAGTTGTTCGTTGGCTTCGATCAGGAGTTGTTCAATATCGCTCATAGCATCCTCGTTTAATTTCTTTAGTACCGACACAAATGACATTATACGTTTACCTTGTTCTTGTCAAGTATTAATTTGGTGCCGTCTACTGGAGTCGAACCAGTGACCTTTACAATACCAATGTAACGCTCTGCCAACTGAGCTAAGACGGCAATCTTGTTAATACTTATAGCGAATGTCTAATAATGGCTCGCCACCAGTCTCGGTTTTGAATTCGGTCGTGTTCCATCTTCTCGGCAACTGTTCTTAGAAACACTATTTTATTATTTCTGTCAACATAACAAACATTAATTCGTTGGTTCAAATACTTTTCATATCTTCGTTTGGCACGATTAGGCATGAAAAGGGATTCCACACTCATATAAAAGAACAACACGGCCATGCTGCCACTTACTATACTGAGTATGAAATCCACCATCTATTGACCTGCCTTGGCTAATGCACGTTGGCCAGCAGCACGGTCTTCTTTCTTCTTTGCTGCTGCTTCGGCTAATACAATTCCTTCCGCCTGTGCATCTTTCATAGTTTTGATGTAATCAAGTTCGTCGCGGCTCAATTCAGGGGATAAGAACATACCTTGTGCCAAGGCACGTCGAGCGACTTCCACTAAGAAATCTTCACCATTTTCCGTTAGCTTGATCATACTAGAATCAGGATCAGCCGAACGGTTCACCAGACAAGCATTATATAGGCGCGTTGCCATATCGGTATCACCACAGTCAAACCATTGACCATCCTGATTTGGATAGTAAGCATCACACAAGCACGCTAAATCGGTACTGTTGGCTGACAATAATATTTTTGCAAAATACATTTTATAATTTCTTTTCTATTTCTGCCAATCGTTTTTGCAAACGCTCACGTTCTTCGTTCAATTTCACCTGTGTCTGATCCTTGGCGCGAATCTTATCAAGCTTTTCCTGTTCAACTCGACGCACCAATTCAGCAGCGATCTTGTCCTTGTTGTCTTCTTCCCATTTCTCAAACACTTTGAGTTTCTTTTCGTATGCGAGTAGATGGGCTTCACATAAACGATCAGACGGGCGAACCATGCATCGAACTTCTAGATGTGGGGAAGCATGACAATCATATTCATAATCATCATTATCTGCTTCAAATTTTAATTTATAAACATCAATCGGGTCCGGTATCACAATATTTTCGTGACGTTTATTAAACTCATGCATCTTATCAAGCAGTTGTTTAACAATCTCTTCAAGAGTGAACTCATCACTGCCATAAGCACGACTAAGATGTACTTCAATAACTTCATCAGGAAGCTCTTTGAACTTGGGCTTTTGTTTAATCTTGAACATGCATCACCTATTAATGGAGCCGATTAACAGAATCGAACTGTTATCTCCTGAGTACGAAACAGACATCTTAGCCATTGGACGAAATCGGCATTATTAACATGTTACAGTACTTATGTATCAATGTCAACGTCTATATATGATATCGGGGAGCCGGTTAAGACTCCCCGAACAATCATTTTTGACAAAGTATTTCGGCAATGCGACCACCATACTTGTTCATGGCCTTCCACTTGATTTTGAAGCCCGTGGATGAGATTCCACCAAACATACGCGCATTGCTGTGAAGTTCACATAAACCCGTTATAAGCAACGTTGCTGCCTCTTTACGAGATGCGAATTCTTCAATCCCATCTGCACGCATCAAATGAATATCCATATCCATTCGCATCAAATCGGAAATCTGTTGATCACCCATTAGATGCATCCATAGATCAGCTGATATATTAGCATGATCTGGGAAATGGTGACGACCTTCCGTATCGATGGTTCTACAGAATGGTTTACCACAATCGTGATAGATTTGATATGTACGAATCGTCTTGTGATCTAATAGTTGATCCCATAACTTTTCATTATAAATCCAATTAGGTAATTTCCATTCATATGTTGTAGGTGAATCATAAAGTATATGATCCTGAAGATCACGGAAGTAATCATAGATTGAATATCCGTGTTCCAACACATCTTGATCCTTGAACTGTTTGCATTTCATCATCATGCATCCAAGTTCATCAATATTTTTGATTTTCGTATAATCCTTGGCCATCACACGCACCCAAACTTTTTAATGATCGGGTAAATCTCTTCGCGGCGACACGGACCAATACCAAGCGCCGTGATGATGGGATTACCATCAAAGTGCGGCGGCATGATATGTTTCTGATCCACGATCAAGGCACAAGGAATGCCAGATTCGCGAATTCGATTATAGGTATTGATGAGTTGGGTTTCGCCCTTGGCTTTCAGAACGACTTTCGATCCACCATGGCCGGTACGGTAATTATGAAACCGTTCAGGTGATTGATCTAAAGCCTGACAAAGACTGTCAGTGAAAGCATGACCAGCTTGGGACGCAAGCTTGCCCGAAGGCATTTCAAGGTCTTTGCGAATGATAGCGTAAAGATAAAGATTATTATCCGACACTTCGTTCGTGTTATTCTTAAGTAGTTCTTGTTTAGTAATCTACGTCATGACTATCTCCTGTGGTTGTCATATTATATAGTTATCAAGATGTATTAGGGTTGTCAACCCATCAGTATATCACATCCTGCATATTTTAATTGAATCGACTTGATATCAATTCCTTTGGCTTTCGCTGCCTCAACAATTTTAAGCATTAATAGATTATCAATGCAGCGAACTTCACATCCCAATAAAACAACTTGGTCAGTTAGGTATGGTTCTGCTAACTCTTTGAATGCTATAGCTAATTCGAAATCACTCATTGGGAAAACAATTGCTGCCCAATTATATGAAGCTGCGTATGAATCCAAAAACACTTTAAAGTTCAAGATCGTTGTCGCCATAAGGCTTGACCTTGAATTGGATGTTCAGTTCATCTTTAACGATTCCGCAAAGTTTACGAAATCCATCAGGACAGCTGATCTTAACCGTTTTATCATCTGTGAGGAAGAAAACGTTATCACCAAGGGTTTTGCTGTTCTTCAGAACCCAATCCTTGATTTTTTCAAGATCAGACTTCGAAGATGGAATAATTGCCCACCACATTCTGGCGACACTGTTTCTCCACTCATCAAGAGTGTAAACCCGGTCAGTTGTTTTATCTTTTGACATATTCATCGCTCTGTAAAATTTGGTGGCTGGTATGGGACTTGAACCCATATCTGGGAGTTTTAGAGGCTCCGACTTTGACCAATTAAGCTAACCAGCCGTTGAAGACATCAATATACAGGGTGAACCATCAATGTCAATTAATAGTTTCAGCTGATACATCACATCTATGATCTTTCATATATGATATTAGTAACTCGCTTGCTTGTAACTGGAACATCGGCTCGTTTAGGATATTAATTGTATCACCATACTCGTCCATTGGAAAAGTCTCTAAAACTTCACAGATGATGGTTTGATCTTTTTCTTCTTTGCCAACGACCAATACCCATGTGTACGGTAATTCTCGACCAAGTGATTCTTCTATGAACTTTGCTTGAGTCTTCACCTTCCAATGTAAGATGTTACCATCTTCATCAAATTCCGCAAAGGCTAGATTATTATCGTGTCGAACTGCAAGAGTAAGTTCTTTCATGAACTTACTTATAACCATCATTCGGAAAGTATAATTACTTTTCCTTCTGGTATCCATGGATACAACACATCGACCAGTTCACGGGTTGGAACATCTTTATACTCGTAGGGAATAATGCCAACGATCCAGAAGTCATCATCGACTCTCAATCCTGTTGCACCTTCGGGTAAGGTTTCACTACAACCCGGTTCAAGAACTTCTTTTGTGAAATCATATGATGGCAATTCAGAAGACCAGAAATATTCACCAATACGTTGTTCACCATCAGCAGATACTGATTGCTTCATATATTCTTTTAATTGCGGAATTAACGGATGATCATCAAGCATAATATACTCATTAATGGTGGACAGGATGGGAATTGAACCCATGGGGTTTGCATTTGTTCATTAACGCCGCAGCGGTTTCCCTACCAGAGTCCTGCCCGCTATTTGTCGTAGAGTTTGGTTGTGAAATTATATGACTTGTTCGCAGAATGTGGATTATAATACCCAAACCGAAACGGACCCATTGTAAATGATTTACACCCCATGGCATCGGTGCAACCCCATTTCCACCTTAAGGGCATGAAGGTTATAGTAAATGCTGTGTCTTTGTGTCGTTTTAACATCATATACTCAATCGGTTAATGGAATCGGTCTTCCAAGAAATGATACGGGATGTATTCATCTCGCCACGTTTCATAATCAGGATGACGTAAATCTTGTGCTATATGAGCTATGATGCAGAACTTATATCCGTATTCATCAAGATATTCTTCTGGTGTATCATAACCCGTATCTTCTTGAAAAGCAGCTAGATTTGCGGGCGTCGAATGAATCCACTCAACCAACTCTTTCTGGTGGCGGGCTTTTAGGTTTTGATATTCTACATACGGGTCTGACATGAAAAACCTTTCATGAGGGGAATGGTGCCGCCACGAGGATTCGAACCCCGGACATCCTGCTTACAAGGCAGGCGCTCTGCCAACTGAGCTATGACGGCATATAATCACGGTGTACTAAGGATAGGATCGGATGTCAATAGTCTATTACTTAGGGCAAAATCTGATTCATCCCAATTATCCAACCAGCGAGAGCAATAACGAAGATCAATCCCACGACATTCTGGTTTGATATCAATCTTGTACCAATAAACTTTACCCATATTGCATGTTTCTGAAAAGGTTAAACCAAATTGCATGAACCATTTAACGACATCATCAACACTATGATATTGTGCTGGTTCCAATCCTTCAGCAGCTGTGACCACTTCGGATAGATATGCTTTGATCTTCTCACCGAAATCAGACATGATTCCATATGGATAATCAGACACAAAGCAAATGTTTGTGCCAGTGGTATGTATCTGTATATGAGCACGGTTGGTCATGGGTTTGCTCTTTTCATATTGTGTGCGATTTTATCACAAACCATACAGTGTTCTTTGAACAGAAATTCAAGTCTGGCACGATCATTTCGGATAAATTGATTTACCAAATTTATAAAATCCGCAGGAGTGTCAAAGTCATCCTCCATAACATAGCTAAGATCAGCACCATGACTAGATTCATGCAAATACCACAACACGTCGCCGATATACGCTTTATGGTTCTCTACATACCAAACATCATATGTATTACCACCGGGTTTATGTGTAGCTTCCACAACCCGAATTATATTTTCTGCTTTTGCCGGATTGTGACCTTTGTATATTACAAGCCACTTCTTAACGCAGGGTTCCGTTGCCATCATCAGTTTCCTTGCTATATCTCACAGAACCACCAGCATCAACTGATCCTTCAATATTCATACAGTTCACAGAACCACCAGAATCAACATTACCGGTAATATTCATACAGTTCACAGAACCACCAGAATCAACTGGACCATCAATGTTACCACAGGTGATCGATCCACCTGCTACAACATGACCATCAACCTGACCACAACCAACGGAACCACCGGCTTCAACATTACCGTTCACACTACCCAGAACCGAAACGTCGCCCTTATCAACCTTGAGAGAACCGACATCACCTTCAATGGTAATAGAAATCAGTGGCTCTGAACCATCCGCTTTATATTCTTTACCATCAATGTAGAGTTTACTTCCAACGATAGAGACTTCACTACCATTGGGAATTTGAACACGTTGTCCATTGACGATTGCGAAACTGTTCATGCTGCTAGTTCCTTTTCGATAAACTTGGCCCATGGTTGTGCCCGCACGCCTTCCCAGCCGGGATCGACAAACATACAATTGAAAAAGCCTTCGAATTCTGTCATCGGCATTGTTGCGATAGTCGCAAAGAAAGTCAACGCGATATGTTTGGCCGTGTCGGTGAGAGCAACATGGTCTGATGATTTATCTGGTATAGGATAGCCACCCACCATTCCCCATTCGGGATGTGTCATAAGATTAAATTCATATGTTTGCATGGCTTCATACAAAATATGTTTCAACATTTCCCGCTGATCACCAACCGTGAGCTTTCGTTGTGTACAACCGGCTTCAGCATCAAATGGATAATATCGATAGCTCTTATTTTCAGGAATATCGGAAGATTGCAGCTTTGCCCGCACGTGCTTGATATAGTCTGACCAAATCCGATTATCGATCAACTGAAACAGATTGAACATGGCAACAGACCACTTAGAGTCAGCATACTTGCGAGTAAACACTTGGAAGCGCATACCGAAGTCATCAATATCCAGAGTGCGTGTGTCAGACATAATATATTCTCTCCCGTGTTAAGTTTAACTTAAACGGTTCAATAGTATTTGTCAAGTAAAAAGACTTGGCGGATAGGGAGGGAGTCGAACCCCCAAGGCGCTTTCACGCTCACACGGTGTTCAAAACCGGCTCCGTCGCCAATCGGATTGCCTATCCATAGCCAATGTGGCGGAAGATAATGGATTCGAACCATCAACCGTAAGGTGGGCGGGCTTTCGAAACCCGTTAAGGCACCAAGCCTTCCTATCTTCCAATGATATACTTATACATAAAGTTTGGGAGAGGCAAGGGGTGACGCCCCTTATACCTCTCCCAAGTAACTCTCTTACCAGTCACGTCCGTTTGTTCGACATTTACCTATGGTGTTCTACTCAATCCGCATTCACCCTTATCATCGGTCTTTCGTCGGTCTTCATTAAAGAAGTTATCGAGTGTCAGCACCATTGAATATATAAAGTACAACTTTATATGTCTTTCCAATAGTCCTAACCATATCTCAGTCGTGAAGAAATGAACGTTTTCTTCGTCTTGTTTTCAGTTAACAGGTCACCCCGTCTTCCTATGCTTATATGTATAGCCGGTTGAAATCAGAATGTCAAACGGTTTTTTCAACAAAATGCATTTTTATGCAGTTTGTTTTATTAACATGATGTTTATTGATTTTGTATTATTAAGAGACGTGTGAAGTTCAACAATGAGTTTGGAATCAGAATACATGTTCCATAGCATGGTAGTTTCGCCCTTGACCAACATACGAATGAGTTCGATTGTAAATTGTTGATCAATAAGTTTCCAAAGGTCTTCACCCATATTGCTTCTTGGTGAATACGGAATTCGTTTGTATCGTTGGGAAATCTTATTCATCAGATAGCGACCTCTAACCAATCTTTACGATCATCTGCACGTTTACCATTAAACATCAAATCTAATGTTTCTTTCATTTTCCCATTTTCCCAGAAGGAAATCAGTTTCGGGTTACCTAGAATATCTTTCCACTCCGGGCTTTCAAGCGTACCAAGCCCCTTAGCACGAGTGATTTCCCATCCCTTATATTTTGATGGATCGAATTTATGATAATCGGTTTGATAAACATATTTCCGCTGATCACCTTTCTTCAAAATGATGAAGGGCGTCATGATCTTCGAAGCGAATGGTTTATTCTTATCGGCGAATAGTTCAGGCCAATACGTATACAGGAAGTTGATAAAGAGACACAAGATATGATAACCGTCATGATCTTCGTCTGTCGCAATATGAATTTGACCATATCGCAACTCATGTCGTTTTGCCGTCTTACCGTATACCAAACCAAGAGCTGAAATAATATCGGCCAGCGCTGGCGATTTCACAGCATCAGAAACTTTGACGCCGTGAACATTCATGATCTTCCCTCGCAATGGAAGGATACCATGAATCGCATTGATCCGTTCACTGGTGATAAGGTTGACAGCTGAATCGCCTTCACCAATAATCAAAATACATTTGGACCGATCACGACCAGTGGCATCAATCAATTTGACAACATTAGTCTTACCAGCTTTTTTGGTGAACGATTGTGCGTCCTTGATATCTTTTGCGCTTGAACGAACAGCAGCACGATCAATAATTGATTCGATCCACTTAGGATGCTTGCGCTTAATGGTGGCAAAGACTTTTTCATCCAAGCCCTGTGTGATCCATTTACCAGCAGCAGCGTTCACAAGAAAATGTTTCGACTGTGAATTAAAGTTTGGTGCATCCATATGAGTGACCGCGAACACCAATAGTCCAGCAGCGACATCAGAACGGTTAGGAACGACCTTACGCTGTTTGGCTTCCTTGGCGATGTTGGTAAGCATCGATGAAAAGAACTTCGCACGAAATGCCTTGACGTGTTCGCCACCAGTGAATGCACAGATACCATTAACAACCGCATGCATATGTTCCTCATTCCCATCGTGGAAGTTTGGAACAATATAAAAGGTGTTATAGAATTTCTTATCAGGCAAATTCACATCAACCCGAATGAATTCATGTCCTTTGAACAGATCAGTCGTTTTGATAATTTGATTATTAAAATAAAATTTGATTTTCGGATAGATGAAAGACAATTCGTGAATTCGGGCACGAATCAATCCTTCTGGCAACACCATATGTTTGAAGACGGTTGACGATGGAGTGAATTGTACACGCGTACCACGTTTGCGCCCAACAGGACTCTTACGTGGTGGTTTGATTACAATTTCTTCGTTGTTAATATTATCTTCTTCATATGATTGTTCGTAATGAACACTATTAGCCCAAACATCAACTTTAAAGTTTGAAGATACGAAGTTGACAGCAGAAGCACCAATACCATTTGTACCCACTACTTGTTCACGGTCATTAAAATTCGAACCGGCACGAAGGCGAGTAAAAACCATTTCAACCTGATCAACAGGAATACCAGCACCGTTATCTTGCACCGACATAGTTAAAGTATTCGGGTCAAACGTTACTTTGATAATATTACCATTACCATGACCAACGATTTCATCCATGGCATTATCTAGCAATTCCCGAAACGCGGTCATAAGTGCCGGAACATATTGAACTTCTTGGAGTTCAAGTTTCTTACCGGTATAGTTAACGATGGTATCGGTCGAGATATCACGTGATCCAAGATACATCTCAGTCTTAAGACGCACGTGTTGCCAATCACTCAACTCTTTGTTTTGGCGTTGCTTTGGGGATGATGGGGTACGTGCCATGTGTGAATTCCCGCTTGACTTATGAAAGGGAACGGTATAGTAGTTATGTCGAATTGTCAACAAAGGATTTCAGTGAACATGTCAGCCAATACCATATTTTTGGAAGAAGCGTATCACGGGTTCGCTGTTTACGTTAATAAGAATCGGGCAATCCCTGATGCTCGCGATGGTTTGAAACAAGGGCAACGTATTGCGTTGTACCTTATGCGAAATCGGCGCGACAAAATTAAAACGATTGCTCTTGCAGGCACAATGATCGCTGAAGAACTTTATGTTCATGGTGATACGGCTGCTGCGGATTCAATTTCACAATTGGCTGGACCGTTCAAGAACAATGTGCCCTTGCTTCTCGGTAAGGGTTCGTTCGGATCACTTCTGAAACCAACCGCGTTCGCTAGTGCACGTTATACCTATGTGAAGAAACCCGAATATACCAACAGTTTGCTTTACATGGATGCCGATATTATTCCAATGGTTGAGAATCATGATGGTTCTCGATTGATGCCAGAAACATTTTTCCCGATGGTGCCAACTCACCTGTTGAACGGTGCAGAAGGAATCGGTGTTGGTTACAGTGATCGGGTTTTCCCTCGCAATCTCAATGACTTAATCGATGCTATCTCCGTTTGTCTTCGTGATGATAAATCCGAAGAGTTTCCACGGTTGGCACCATCGTTTGATTTTATGAACAATCAACGCGGTGTATTCAAGGGATATAATAAATCCGGTGGCATGGTTTGGGTATTCACTGGTAAGGTCGAAGTGAAAGACGCGAGCACACTGGTGGTTACTGAATTGCCAGCGATGAATCTCACCATTGATTCGTTTAAAGAACAATTAAACGAGATGATGGATGCTGGTGAAATCAATGATGTTAAAGATTTTTCATCCCGAACCATCAACATTGAAATCAAACTTCGTCGTGGCCGTTGTCGCACATGGACAGAAGAAGACGCGATCACCTTTCTCAAACTTCGTAAAGAAGCGAGTGAAACGTTTGTCGTTACCACGTTTGATGGCAAGGGCATTGTTCAATATATTCATGATGCTAAACAGAAATATGCTGATCCTGTTGAACGATATCTTCGCGAATGGACCAAGTGGCGGTTCAGTCAATATCTTGTTCGATATGAAAACCTGATCAAGCTGGCGGAAGCTGAACTTCTTTATCTTCTTTGCATCAAGGCGTGCTTTGATCACAAGATGCCAGATCGAATTTCAAAAAAGAAAAATCGAGCTGACATGAAATCTGACATCATTAATTGTGCGAGTCGTGATGGTCTTATGGCTAGTGATGATATTGCTGATCGTATATCGGCACGAGCATCATATTCATGGACTCAGGAAGCATATCAAAAGATTATTTCTGAAATCACTCGTTTGAAAAATGACATTTCCAAATATAAAGGATTGGTGATGTCTAATACAAAACGCCGCAATGTGTTCGCTTCAGAATTAAAAGAGCTAAAGAACCTCAAAGTTCGATAAATAAGAATATGCGTATTGTAGACTTATTAGAAAATAGCACCAACAAGTTCGACATCGAAGAAAAAGCACAGGGCGAGAATATCGTGGTCCTTGCTATTTCTCGCGGTGAGAAGACTGATATGGTATGTAAGATTGTCATCAGTGATGCGACCATCATCCAGATTGAACTCGATGATGAAGCATCTAATAAAAGTGATGCTATGTTAGAAGTGCTACAATATATTTGTAAAAGACAAGACGAGCAGAATTTACCACTCGCTGTTGTTATTGATGGAATCAAATCATCCATGAAACGTAAACTTCAAAGTTTCGGTTTCGTAACGGGTGAAGATAATATTATGGTTCGAAGACCCGGTGCGGTGCTTCCAATTGCGTTTATCTGATTTGGTCCCTAAATATACCTAATAAGTATATTGGATACAATAATGAGTGTTAAAGATTATATTCCCGAAGATGTGAACCGGTTAAAGCGATCAAAAGAAGAAGCATTGGAAATTTTAAACCAAGCTTTTCTATTTTCCTTCAAAGATAAAATTAAGCGTCAACGCAAATCTATGAAGATGAAGCAATCTGATCTTGCAGAATCGGTGGGTTTGAAACAGCCCGCTATTAGTAGAATTGAAAATCATGAAAATAAAAGTTTATCATTGACGACTCTTCAGGATATTGCATCAGGGCTTGATTGCATACTGACTGTCGATTTAGTTCCACGCACGGTGATGTTAGATAAACTGTTATCTGATGATGATTGATTGTTGACTTATATATCCGCCGTGCTATGATGAATTACGGCAATTAATCAAGGTTCATCAAATTATGCAAAATCTTTCCCGCGTATCAATTGATAAAGTACCCGGTATTCTGGCAGTATTATGGAAGTCCAACAAAGTGGCCATGATTTGGGGTCCACCGGGTGTTGGTAAATCCGTTATGATTCGTGAAATTGCTTCAGAGCAATATTATACCGTACAAATTGACGAACGGCTTCTTAAGCATTTTCATGAAACGTTCAAAGACGTTTGTGGTAAAACATTCAAGGGTCGTCGGGTATTTGATAATCGTCTTCTATTGATGAACCCTACCGATATTAAGGGTCTTCCTGTATTCAATGCACAAAAGGAAGAAGCCGAATGGTTGGCTACCAATAACTTCCCGATGTCACCCAAGCGCTTGGAAGAACTGATCGAACGTATCACCCGTGTTGACGCTCATGGTAATCTGTTGGCCGATGCCGACATGATCAACCGTTTGATGCCGCGTATTCTATCCGGTCTACACGATCAACATGCTGTTGTTTTCCTTGACGAATTGTCCCTTGCTCCGAAATTGGTTCAAGGTGCTGCACTTCAATTGGTTCTGGATCGTGCAGTTGGTGAATATATGTTGCCGGAAAATGTGGACATGGTTGCCGCTGGTAATCGGGTTGAAGACAAGGTTGGTGCCACAGCGATGTCACCGGCTCTGGTTTCTCGTATGACTCACATCCACATCGATGAACCAACATATAACAAATGGCGTCATTGGGCTTTTGCTAATGATGTCGTTCCAGAAGTTCTTGGCTTCTTGAACTTTAAACCAGAAATGATTTTTGAATTCGATGCCAACACAATGGCTGGTCGCGGCGGTTCATCTTCGTACCCTTGTCCTCGTACTTGGGAAATGGCTTCTGATATTTATAAAGATATCAAGATGTTACCGGATTCCGAGAAAGACCTTCGTACAATCACAGAAGCAGTTCTGTCGGGCACACTTGGTGAAGGTGTTGCTGCTGACTTCATGGCTTGGGTTGATATTTATGTCCATCTTCCTAAGCCAGAAACGGTGTTGAGCGGCAAGGTCAAGGATATTGACTTCGAAGCGGTCGTGAAGAAATCAGGCAACGTGTCTAATGATCGCCAGATTAAATCTAAAGCGCTTTCTATGAAGTTTGCCTTCATCAATTCGTTGATTAGCACGATGACTAAGAGCTTCACGGTTGAGTCGGCACAAAATGTTGCCGCCTTCATCAACAAAAAAGGAATTGAAGATGCTGAATGGGCTATGATGCTCATCAAGCGGACAACTTCATTCTATATTGATACCGATGATCCCAAGATCACACAAATTTACACTGAAGTTCTTGGTGATGCTGGTGGTCACTGGATCACGATGCAGAACGAGCTTTCAAAAGTGATGAACTCTTCTGATCTGCGAAAGGCAGGTTAATCATGGACCCGAAAACAATTATCAAAAACTTTCTTAACCCCAACCAACCAAAATTGGATGTGGATAAGTTAGGGTTTGATCCGTATAGCGAATTGACCAGATTGCGTATCTCGATCAGCAACGATATGCCATTCTTTGCCAATTTCGTTATCTCATATCCTACGGTTATTTGTGCACCGGGTCATCCATTGATTTCGACGGCTGCTACTGATGGATTCAACTTTTATTTCAATGCACTGTTTATGCATCTGTTGAATCCGAAGTCTGGCAAAATTACCAACGATGAGCAGAAGTTCGTGTTCTGTCATGAAATCATGCATGTCGTTTTTGATTCCATGGGTCGTCGTGGTTCTCGTGATCCGCAGTTATGGAATGTTGCTACCGATTATGTAATCAATCAAACCTTGGTTGAATTCGGTATGCCTATGCCTCGTCTCGATGTAATGCAAGCTGCCATTGAAGAAACCAAAAAGTATATCGATCCAGAACATCTGGAAATGGTTGAGAAGATGAACGAAGCGTTCGGCAAAAGCGATACTGATTACATTGGATTGTATGATACTCGCTTCGCCGGTCTTTCTGCTGAACAAGTATATGAAGTTCTGTTGGAAGAAGACGAAGGACAGAAGGGTGGATCGGGTTCTGGTCTTCATCGTGATAAACAAACCATTGATACACATCTCATGGATGAGTTGGACGAAGAAGATAAGAAAGAGATTGCGCGTCAAGCTCGATCAACCACGCTTCAAGCAGCTAATGAGGCCAAGGAACGTGGTCAAGGTCGTGGCGACATTCCAGCCGGTATTTTGCGACTGATTGACGAATGGATCAAACCACGTGTTCCGTGGGCTAGCTATATCACCGCTGAAATGGATTCGCTTCGGGTTTCTGATTATTCCCCACTTCGGGTTGATCCTCGTATGTTTTCTAGCGGCATTACTCTAGAAGGCATGGAATATGAAACATCGGTTCGTATCGGTGTTATCGTTGATACATCTGGATCAATCGGTGAAGAAGACCTGCGCAAAGTGCTTGGTGAACTATATGGTATCATCAGTCAGTTTGACTCTTATGATATCGATGTCATCTCGTGTGATACTCAAGTTTATAATCATCGTCATTATGATTTGGATAACGGTGATGAAATTCTTCAATACCCATTCCATGGTGGTGGTGGCACGATCTTCGAACCAGCCGTACAATGGATGAAGGACAAATCACTAGAAGCTGGTGATCCATATGATGCCATTGTTTTCTTCACTGATGGATATGGTGAAGGTTGGTGTGAAGATCACAAGTCGTGGATCACTAAAATGATTTGGGTGATTGTTCAAAGTTGGGGTGGCAATCTCCCAGTACCGTCTTGGGGCGTCACAATTAATTATGATGAGTACGAATAATCAAATCATCAAGTAACAAATTTTGGTATCTTCCTCGGTAGAAAACCAAATTCGATCATCGAAAACCGACCACGGTGATTTACAAAAAACTGCTACCGTCTTTCTTACACGGTCAATGGGTTTTACCCGTTGGCCGTGTAATAGTATTCCGCCATACTCATTATCTCTTTTAAACCAAAATATTCCATCAGCTTTAAAATGAAACCCATTTGACACACCACCCGTTGCAAAAAAGTCAGCGCGCGATAATTCGTTATTATAAAGCGCGCATTCTATATTAAGTCTAGTTGAGTTTCGTCCAATAATGATTCCATCGGATGTTTCTATTAAATGATTCTTAACAAGTTGTGTCATAAGTGATGCTGGCATGTGCTCAATAATCTTACCCACTATACTGTGTGTATCATTGTCAGCCAATACTAAATCTGGTGCCGATTCATTCATAATAAGGATACCGCTCTGCTGTAAGTAAATTCACATCCTAAGATAATTTATAGCACTCGGAGCATTTAATGGACGCGAGAATATCATATTCTGGTAATGACACCTTAGTTCATATACCGGAGAAAACGAGTATGCCCACTACCTCTAATATAATCGTAACAAAGCGCAATGGTTCTAAAGAACCACTAGACCTAGACAAAATTCATAAAGTATTATTCTGGGCGTGTGAAGACATCACCGGTGTATCTGTTTCGAAAATTGAACTAAGCGCCAAATTACAATTTACAACCGGTATCAAAACATCTGAAATACATAACACCCTGATCCGATCTGCGGCTGATTTGATTTCAGAAAATACCCCTAATTATCAATACGTTGCGGCCCGCTTGGTTAACTACCAATTACGGAAAGAACTCTATGGTGAACACGAACCGTGGCCTATTCGTAAAATTGTTGAACGTAACGTCACGCTCGGTGTTTATGATAAGAGTCTTTTGACTTTCACGGACGAAGAGTTTGAAGAGTTTGAAAATATTATCAAACATAATCGTGATTTCTCGTTGGTGTATGCAGCGGTTGAACAATTCCGTGGAAAGTATCTAGTAAAGAACCGGGTGAATGAAACTTTTCACGAAACACCACAGGTCGCATATTTGATGATTGCCGCCACCATGTTTATTAACGAACCTATTGATCGTATGGTTTGGATCAAGGAATATTATGATGCAATCTCCCTTCATGATATTTCTTTACCAACACCGGTGATGGCTGGTGTCAGAACACCTACTCGTCAATTTGCGTCCTGTGTCCTCATAGCGACCGGTGACACGATGATGAGCATCGAAGCTACCACGTCAGCCATCTACCGTTACATCTCACGTAGAGCAGGCTTAGGGATCGATGTTGGGCCTATTAGATCAGTCGGCTCGGGTATCCGTGGTGGTGAAACTGAATCTACCGGACTTCAGCCATTTCTTAGATCATTTCAGGGTGCGGTGAAGTCTTGTTCACAGGGTGGTATTCGTGGTGGCTCCGCAACGATCACTTATCCATTTTGGCACGCTGAGTTTGAATCTCTCGTGATGCTCAAATCATCCAAGGGTATTGAAAAAGATCGTATCCGTATGTTGGATTATTGCGTTCAAGCAAATCGCTTGCTGTATACCCGTCTTATCAAGGGTGGTGATATTTCATTCTTCTCTCCATCCGAAGCACCGGGATTGATCGAAGCTTTCCATGCTGGTGATAATGATTTGTTTGAGTCCCTGTATGCCAAATACGAAAACGATCCATCCATTCGTAGTTATTCTATATCGGCGATTGAATTCTTTACAACCCTGATGACCCAACGTAAAGAAACTGGTCGTATCTATATTCAGAACATCGATCACTGTAATTCACATGGCTCATATATTCCAGAAGTAGCACCAATCAGACAAACCAATTTATGTGTTGAAATAACGCAACCAACAAGACCAATGCAAGGCATCGAAGACCCTGATGGGTTGATCGCTCTTTGTACCCTATCTGCACACAATCTCGGAAAGATCAAATCAACGGATCAATTTGAACGTATTGCGCGTTTGACGGTTCGGGCACTTGATAACCTATTGGATTATCAAGACTACCCGGTATTAGCGGCCAAGAAACATACTATGGATTACCGCCCACTTGGTATTGGTATGATCAATCTTGCATACTTTTTGGCTAAGAACGATTGTCGTTATGATGACAATGCCTTGGAACTCGTACAAGAATATGCAGAAGCATGGTCCTTCCATCTGATCAAGGCGTCAATGGAATTAGCTATTGAGCGCGGTCCTTGTCTTATGGTTGAGCACACTAAATATGCTCAAGGTATTCTACCTATCGACACTTATAAAAAATCAGTTGATCAATTAGTTCCACACCAAGAGCGAGTTGATTGGGAATGGCTTCGCGGCATGTTGAAAGAGCATGGGATTCGTAATGCTACAGTGATGGCACTTATGCCTAGCGAAACCAGTGCTCAAATTGCTAATGCGACCAACGGCATTGAACCACCAAGGGCGCTTGTGTCTGAGAAGGTTTCAAAGCATGGTGTTTTCAAGCAGGTGGTTCCTGAAATTGGCAAACTCAAAAACAAATACGATCTGTTATGGGATCAAGTATCACCAAAAGGATATTTGCACATAACAGCTGTGCTACAAAAATACATCGATCAAGCTATTTCGGTCAACGTGAGTTATAATCCAGAACTGCGAGAAAACGGTTCTTTATCAATGACTGAAATGATTGGTGATATTCTTGAGCATTACAAATATGGTGGTAAAACCTTGTATTATCAAAATACATATGATGCTGCCGAAGAAGAAAACAAAGCGGATGCGCAAGAAGTCATCGAAGATGAAGAAGAATGCGAATCTTGTATCCTCTAATATAGAAAGAACTTACCAATGAATTCAATGTTCAAACCACGTAGTATTAGTCATTTAGATACAAAGATGTTCTTTGACCCTAATGGTGGTGTTGACGTGGCTCGTTATGAAACCGTGAAGTACAAAGACTTGGATATGTTGTATCGTAAGATGCGCAGTTTCATTTGGACACCGGACGAAGTTGATACCTCAACCGATAAGAAAGACTTCTTACAACTGAGTGATCACGAGAAACACATCTTCACGTCAAATCTCAAGCGTCAGATTCTGTTGGATAGTATTCAGGGTCGTGCAGTCAGTATTGCCTTGCTACCCTATGTGACGCTTCCTGAAATGGAACCACTGATTTCGTGGTGGGGTGCTTTTGAAACCCTACACAGTGATTCGTATACACATATCATTCGTGGAGTTTACCCTGACCCCTCTGTTGTATTTGATGAAGTCACTGATATTAAAGAGATTTTAGATTGCGCTGATGATATCACCAAATATTACGATAGCTTCATTGAATATGCGAAACTATGGAGTTCGTTTGGATATGGTATACATGAGATTAAATCTTCATCGGTTGCAAACGTTTACACCACGACCACTCATAACATCACCGAGTATGAGCTGAAGAAGAAATTATGGCTCTGTCTGACAGCTATTAATATCCTTGAAGGTATTCGGTTCTATGTATCGTTTGCTTGTTCATGGGCTTTCGCTGAAAACAAACGGATGGAAGGCAATGCTAAGATCATCAAATTCATCGCACGTGATGAGAATTTGCATTTGTCCATTTCCCAAAAACTATTACGAAACCTGATGATCGCGGATGATCCAATCTTTCAGCAAATCAAGGATGATACTACCGAAGAGTGTCTTGGTATGTACGAGACAGCCATGAACCAAGAAAAAGATTGGGCCGAATATCTTTTCAAAGATGGGTCGATCCTTGGTTTGAATGAACCTATTTTGAAAAACTATGTGGATTATATTGGTGCACAGCGCATTCGAGCAGTTGGACTAAAACCACGTCACGATTTTCCGGCAGCAAATCCATTGCCTTGGACCGAATCGTGGATTTCATCGCGTAGCCGTCAGGTCGCGCCACAAGAAACCGAAGTCGAGTCATACGTTATTGGTAAGGTTGACCAAGATGTTGATTCAGACTCATTTACAGATATGGAACTATAAAGGAAAAAACATGTATACCATCTATTCACGTGACAACTGTGGTTATTGCACTAAAGCCAAATCATTATTGGAAACCAACGGTCTTCTGTTCGAAGAAGTCGAAGCTTCAACCAACCGAGATATCTTAATCGAACGAGTTGTTAGATCAGGACACCCAGAACCACGCACAGTACCACAAATATTCCAAGGCGATACCTATATTGGTGGGTATATGGAATTACAAAATTCTTTAAATAAATAAATAAATATAATACGATTCGTATATATTAGCAGTGGGTATTTGCATTTATAGTAAATACCTGTTGGCTATTAGGAATCGGTTTATGAAAGACGAATTTAAAGTACTACATTATATGATCGATCAAGCAGAAATTGCTCGTGCGAAAGTTGAGGATGAAACCAATACCAATTATGAGTTATTCTCCATTGTTCAAAACGCACCCTTACCATTTTGGGCAAAGGAACGCCTGAGTGATGGTAATTGGCGGATGTGGTTCGTTAACAGAGAATACGCTAGACAGTTTCTTAATAATGATGCCACAACCTATTTGAATAAAACCGACGAAGAAGTATGGGGACCAGAAGTAGCTGCCGATTTCTTGTCAAAAGATGAACGAATTTGGCAAACCAAACAACCAGAACTCGTCATCGAAGAAATACCTGATATCGATGCCATATTACAAAACCGAACAGACACGCCGCCACCAAAACAGATATTCAGTTACAAATGGCCTGTTTCAAGCGGACGTGATTTTGTATGTGGTATGTTGATACCGTGTATTTCAGCTTTACCAGAAGGTGCTGCCGAATTTATACGAAAATCCACAAAGGAATTAGATGAACGGGCTAATTTAAAGAATAAAATTACAAAAAAAGAGACTGATAGTAATGGAGGGTAACATGTCAACAGAAATCGAACTCTTCAAACAACAGGCATATGTTATGGAAAAGATGGATACCAAGATCAGTAAAATGGAAGAACAAGTTAATTCCATGACCGTTCTGGTTGCGCGTATTGATGAAAGACTAAAACAAGTACCATCCAATTCGGGCAAGATCGATTCCATGGATAAAAAAATAATCGATATTAATAAAGCATTAGCGGTCACCGCTAATACGGGTAAGATCACGAATACCATCTTTGGGGCAATCGCCGGTGCTGCAACAGCATTAATTGTTGGTCTACTTGTTAGATTTTTATCTGGTGGTTGATAAGTACTATTCTTTGAAGGAATAGTACTATGGGAATTAGTGAATTACCAGAGATGAAAGATATAGACGGTGGTGATGTGTTCACTATCGTTGATCACATGGTTTATCGGAACGGGGTTCAAATCCCATATCTACCACACGAGAAACGTGCCGGTCGAGCCACCATTGAACCAAAATACTTTGTATACCATTATACAGCTGGTCGTTACGGTATCGATGGGGTTACAGCCTTCTTGCGTGATAAAGACACCCAAGCCGATGTTCACTTGATATTAGATACTGGTGGTCGTGTGGTTCAACTAGCACCCCTCAACGAAAAATGTTGGCATGCCGGGCGATCTGCCTATGAAGGTTATACTGGATTGAATAGTTATTCGTGTGGCATAGAAGTCATTAACCCCGGTCCATTAGATATTATTTCTCCCGGTGTTTATAAAACTTGGTACGGGGATGTATATTTCAACTCATTGATCATCAACACCAAAGCATTACGTGATCGTGGATATCGTGAACGAGTTGATATCGTAGAATCAACCCATAATCTTTATCCCAATGAACCAATAAAGGGTTGGATTCCTTATTCCAAAGAACAAATCAACGTGATGATAGGATTAACCAAGACCATCAATGCGACGTATGGTTCTAAGTTAGTAGGCCACGATGAAATAACATCACGAAAACGTGATCCGGGTCCATTGTCACAGATAGACCGCATCAGAGGCATTATAGCAAGCCGCGATGATGACAAAGCTGATGTAGAGGAAGAAGTAACGATTATTCAAGATGCACCAATCAGACGTGTGTTCCATATCGATACACAGGGTGCAGCTGATCAACCGACTAATTCCACGATATTACATCCCCGAGAACTACCACCACTAAATAGTGGTAGAACACTCGGCGGTTTTTTCCAACGGTGGTTCAAACCAAAGAGATGAAAGCATGCCCAAATCCCACGGAACACCCCTTGAAGAAGATAAAAACCTTTATTGGAAGAATAATTTTGCATTCAAGTGGTTGAGATTCTTCAACCTTCTGGAACCCGGTCGTGCCGTTCTGAGTCTATCAAAAGCATTGGTCTGGATTAATATCGTTGTGATGCTAGTTGTGTTAGGATATTATCCAGACCAACTGGTAGCCGTCATTGGTGCATCTGCATCATCAGCTGCTACTATGTTGAACTACGCATATCGTAGACATATTGAATATCAACGAGACACAACACTTGCGAATTTACCACCAGCTCCAAGTAGTCCAACTGTTCCCTCGCTTGAAAATATTACAAACTCGTTGATTAATAGATCACATTCACCTGATGGACAAGAAGTAGATGAACGTTAAACTAGTAGATGGCAAACCATTCCTAGTAACAAATTATCACGATCTATGCGAACACCATATTTCGCGACCGGACGAAAGTATTCTGAAGGAAGCGACATATAAAGATATTCAAATGTTCATCGATAATGACTTTTTGAAACAACGGGTTCGTGCAAATGCTCTTGAAGGCGTTAGATGGAAGGGTGTTGAAGATGGAACCATCATGTTCAACATCAAATCCAGTCTCCACAAAGACAATAATATAACCTACACCAATGCTTTTAAATTGAATTCATGGGATGCCTTTGTGGATGAAACAGAATTCAATCCAATCGAGCGTGCTAGATTGATGATGATGGAAGATGATTTGATGGTTCATTGTACCTGTCCATCGTTTCTTTATTGGGGATATCAATATCTTCTAACTCAAATTGATGCTGCCCTAGTACCAGAAGACCGTTTACCCAAAATCAGAAACCCCAAACAACGTGGTATTGTGTGTAAACATTTGAACAGATCACTAAGATCATTCCCGTTCTTTACATCTGACCTAGCACAATACATCAAGCATAACCATAATTCCAAACATGGCAAAGATAATACGGAAGATAAACAATCTAAAATGACCGAAGCTGCTTATTCTAGCAATGACGGGGATGTGTTATATGAGGAAATATTAAAATGGAACAAGGTGAAGAAGACGAACAATTCATGATTGCCATGAATTCTCGCTACCCAACGAAGAATTATCAATTAAAATTCAGCAACCCACAGCGAAAAAATAATAATAGCATCAGAGATTTCATGTCTTTTCTCATGAGTTTGTCTTTACGGGGAAAGAGTGAAGAACAAATTGAAAACCGAATATTAAAAGAATATCCAACACACAGCGTAAATGTCATATTATTAGATGATGAAGGCGAAGCGTTCGAGATTGATATCATCGGACCAAGAATTGTCGCCTCATTGATTTATGAGGATGTTATCAGATGAGAACGCTTATATTAACACGTGGTCCAGACAATCTAAGAAAGCCGGTCGTTGCTGAATTGATGTCCTTACTGAACACCGATGTTAATAATATCACAGCCACCTTCTTATCATTCTCTGATTACGATTATTTGCGCGATCCTAAAGCCGCATATGCTTCTGTTAAGAAATCCTTAAAGGTGGAAGTCAATAATCAAAACAGACACATCGTAATAGATTCAGAGTCGCCCGGATTACAATCATGGACCGGGTTTGCTTCGGCGCTGAAGGGAACGTCGATCTATACAATCGGATTGGATTGTACCGAAGAACCTATTATTTTCAATCCCAAAACAGCCTTCACAATGTTTCAGTGTGTTCATTCGTCTCATATACAGCATATACTTAAAACAAATAACATATTGACTAATTAGAAACACGTTGATATAATACTTGTATTATGTTTGCTAACGAAACTGCCGCCTTTTTCTTACTAGCTCGTTATAGCGACGAGAACTTTGACCAGACAGGTGATCTGTCTGCCGAAGACGCGCTTCTGCATGCACAGACTTTCATTGATTCTATACTGGATTTATTCGGTCGCATCAACAGCGATATGGGTGAAGTTGAACTTCAGACTCATTTTTATGATGTTGGTAAGGAATATTACGGAGGTCCACAAAACCTTCGTGCATTTTTCCGTGATTGTTACCTGATGTTGACAGGACGACCAGAAGGTTCACGCATCGGTGTAATGGTTTACATATTGGGAGTTGATGAATTCAAGTCTCGTATGTGTCGCCGAATGAATGATCCGTTAGGCGAATTTAAGTAATGGTGCATATCGGAGTTATTCTTCAATCCGATATGCACCATATTCTCTGGGATCATCAACAATCTTAATAGCATGTGACGTTCCCACGATTTCACCAGCATCAAAATCCACATAGGCCAGTTTGCCGCCTTCATAGGTTTGGTGACCTAGATCAACGAAATGAGCTGTACCGCCATCGGTGGTGAAAGACAGAATATCATTCATCGACAAGATGTGGTGACCAATGAAAACGTTGCGGCCTTCAGGGATATAATCAAACCAATCCAGTAGGCGCATAGGAAGCCCATTCTCCCCGATAACGCCATTGGTCATTCCATAGACCAAACGGCTTCTCAGGATGTCTTCTTCCTTCTTGGATCGCTCTGTTTCATCGGCGATAGGGTGGTAAGAAGCATGGGCGAAGAAATTCTTCCCATAATTCACATACCAAGGGATATTGCCCATGAATGTCTTGTACCGTTCAACAAACGCTTCACCCTTCGCATCAATATCGATTCGGGTCAGCTTATGCGTTTCTGATACAGATACAGGCCGACCCTGATAGAATCGGTAATGCTTCCAACCGTGATTGGACATAACCACATGACCTTTACCTTGGTCATTCAGGTCCATCATCAGTTCAATGCATTTAGCAGGGTCTGGTCCACGGTCTTCAAGGTCACCCAGTTGCAGAACATACCTGTCCTGTTCAACGGCTTCCGTGACCATTGCTTCAAATTCGTCAAACCCACCGTGAACATCACCAATGGCTCTAACATTTTTATCTTTATCAATAACAAATTCCATAATATATATGTATACGTGTTTTATAGCATAGTCAATATAATAAAGCGGCCAACCGATGTGAACCGGCTGGCCGCTCTCTTCTACGCAGGCGAAGTACCAGAACTCCTACGTAGGGGTTGAACAACTGATACGTTGTTCACCACTGTTACTGTTTCGCTGGACCGCACACGATAAGGTGTCTGGCCGAACGTACAGAATACGGACTAAAGCTGAATGGTCTGAAGTATATGTCCGGGTAAGACCATCACCACAATCAACACGAACACGAAGTGAACCACCGTTTAGTGTTACGGCGATTGGGCATTCGCGGGTTTCTTCGGTTTCCCACTTGGAAGTAGACCATGGAAGGAAATTGTTGAATAAAAGAATCCAAACCAGTGACACAACGATGACGATAGCAAACGCGGGGGGAATACTAGTGCGTTTTAACAGGAAGTAGGAAAAATTCATTACGGTTGACCTTCTACTGCATCATCATCGGAAACGATGGTAACGATTGGACAGAAATTATCCTTGAACATGGTATAAACCATGGCCACGAACGATGCAATGACCGGAATTAATCCAAACAAGGATAGAACCCAGCCAACAAATTTCACAACGCGTAGAAATCCAGTCGCCATAATATCCATAAACTTTGAATCTGTGGTTTCTGATTTATCACGGAAATCAGGTTCGATACGACCATGGCGTTTCTTCAGACGTTGATGCGAAATCATATCGCTACCCGCAGAAAATAACCACAACCCACCAATGACGAAAAGAACTATAATGGTGGCATAAAGGTAATACATATATGTTCCCATATGGCCCGTTGCGGCAGGATATATGAAAACAGCTGTCAGGGGGATTGCAATGAGTAGGATTGGCACCAATGCATATAGCACGGCCCACACCAAATGGCGACACACTTCACAGAAATTCATCTTGTTGCCAGAAAAACGTCCCAACAGAGGGTTCATTTTATATTCGATGTATTCACCGTATTCACCATCTGGTGAGAATTCATGTCTTATTTTACTTTCATATGCGTGTGAATTGAAGGTTACAGCGCCCAATAGAATATTGTGCATCATGCTACCTTTTTTGATTTCCCATAATTTCATATCGGTGTCTCCAAGGTTGATTTCCCCTTGGTATGAAATTATGAAACTAATGTCAATAAACAATTTGACATCATATACCAAAACATCTATAAGTAATTCAGATGGCGCGGTGGTCCGAATGGCTTAGGCACTAGATTGCAAATCTGGTTTATGTGGGTTCAAATCCCACCCGCGCCTCCAACTTATTGAATTAACCTAGCGTACCATCATTGAAATCACAAACTGATCCGCCCCAACGGTCGGCCAAATCTTGTGCGAACGCATACGCCTGTGCACGTGTGCCACGTTTTGTGCCTCTTCTTGTAGCCTGTTTTCCGTTCCTTTTTGATTTACAAAGCTTGTATCGCCAATTACGAACTTTATTAGGATCGGTCCTAGCTTCAAAAATATCTAATAGTTTCATAATGCTTCTCGTCCAGATTATTTTATTATTTATCACTTGACGATGGTATGGTTGATATGATAATTAAGTGGTATGAACGAGCATATTGAAAAATCCGACAACATAGATATATTGTATTGCTCGTCACCGGCCATGTTTCGTGATGCGCCGTTGAGATTCATTGCACTCGCTCTATTATTTGCATCTTCGGTTATCCTTCCGTGGTTTTGGAATCCGTTGTTTATGTTTTCTATCGGGGTATTTGTTTTATCCTCGATAGCCATATTTGATTGGATTTGGAAAACCGTACAGACCAGAGTCATCATAACCAATAGTTATATCAGGGTTATTACTGGTATCTTTGATCAAGACACTACGCAGATTTTCATTAAGGATATTACTAAGTTCAGATGCAAACAAACTGTATGGCAGCGGGTTATGGGCATCGGTCGAATCGAAGTTAGTTCGTCCGCATCATCAGAAACCGAGATAGAGATTGATTCTCTACCCCGGCCTCATATGATTATTCAAGCTATCAATTCAAATCGTTAGACGAGTGACTTCTTAACGCGTCCACGCTGGTGCAGACGGATGTAACAGACTTCCGATTCACTGGTGCTGTTACCAAAGTCACGATCCTTATCAGACTTCACTGATTGACGTGAAAGCGAAAGACGGGTGTTGGCATTCTCGCCTTCCATCAGGTCTTGAAGACGGGACATAACCGCATTAACAAATGCCGGATTACCGTCGATACGAATTCCACATGCACCAAAGGTCGAACCCTTGGCACCATAAGGCACCGGAGTCATCACGGGCAGGATAGCCTGATCAGGCTTCATCTCGCCCCATTCATTCATTGTGTCTTGCTTGCTCATAATATCTCTCCCTGATACAATAGTATTGTATCAGGTTTTATCAGTATTGTCAAGCACTTATATCAGTAATGATTTTTATCATATATGGTCTACGTTTTAGGATCACTGGTCGATAATTATATGTATGAAAGATAAAGCTATGTCTATTTCCGGTTATGACCGGATTGAAAATGATGCATATTTCACCATTGAGGAATGGTGCACTGACGCATTATTAAAAACGCTTGGTGATCGTTATCCCAAGAATGAAACCATATGGGAACCAGCATGTGGAGCCGGTCACATGACTGATGTTCTCAAACGTTGGGGATACAATGTAAAATCCACCGACATCAAAGATTGGGGATATCATGATCTATTGGCGGTAGAAGACTTCACACATACCAAGGTCGCACAAGGTATGCATATAATCACCAATCCGCCATATGCTAAAAAAGATGCCGAAGCGTTTGTCCGACACGCGGTGAAGATGATTGAGGACAATAAGGTTATATCAGTAGCGATGTTGATGCGCAATGAATGGGATAGTGCAAGTGGAAGAATGGACCTTTTTGCAAATTGTCCATACTTCCATAGTAAGATCGTGCTTCTAAAAAGACCAAGATGGTTTGAGAAACGAGAAAACGATTCTTCACCAAGGCACAACTACAGTTGGTTCTATTTTACCATAGCAAATGCATTAAAACCCGACGAAAGCCCTAACCTTATGTATTATCGACCATCTTAGAAACAAAAGTCCATCCCTCGAATGATTTTCGCCTACCACGGATTAAGTCAACTATTGAATAGTAAGACATACCAAAGTCTTTACAAAATAAAGGAGCATCGAACACACCCATCCAAACCCATTCGTGCAATACTATCACCCCAACAAATAATTATACGGTTTGAACTGTCACATTGGCACCGTTTTTAGTAAACGTTACATTATCAAGATCAATAGAAAGATTTGTATTTCCAATCAATGTAGTTGAATTAGTATATATAGTACCAGACCCGCTAGCCGAAAACGTATGAGTATAAAACGGATATTTCGAATCCTCATAGGAAGACATCAAAGCTGACATCATCGGCATATCGGATTGCTTTTCAAACGCGACAACCTGACCATTCATGAAATCCAATACCCATATTTTACCAGTGAACATATTCACTGTTTCCCAAAACTTAAATATGACAGGTGTTATTATGGCTGGTTTCATTGTAATGCGTTTTCTCTCATCAATATCCAAGTAACATCCGGCATCAAGTGAACCAGTTTCCCTGATCATATCTTTTTCTGATCTGAATAGGGTGTTGGATGATAATTTGTAATCATCAATATCCTTTAGCCAAAAGCTAAATGCTTCTGCATCTTCCTTCTTCAAAAATTGTATCATTGTACCGTGATGATAATATTGATCATTGTACTTAGACAAGTGTGATTTGATATTAAGCTGCTGGTTCATATCTTCAGATATACTAATATTATCTTTGAATTTAATATCTACTGAATATAAAGTCTTAATCATGATTGTATCTCGCTGCAAGCATTGTTCCGTATGGTGTGGCGTGTTCAGCCAATTTTATCAAATTATTCATAGAGCAATATCTAAGAAAATGAAAACCAACTTGTTTAATGTCGGCCTTACTTGTTTGACGTTCAATGACTTCATCTATCAAACCAACAATCTCTGCTGGTTGTAGAGTAAGATCAACCAAAAGTTTATTACGTTCATACAAATCTTGTACTTTGATATCTTTCACAAAGTTCAACCCAGACTCATCCTTATAAACTACTCGTTCGTAGATGCCGTCCATCATGTTTGACCATGCTGCACCACCCGGATTATCAAATGCTTCACGTATTTTGGTGGTTCTATATCTAGGAATATGCGCTGCTGGAATATTATCGGACTTATCACCCTTCATGATTTTCAGAAAGAGTTCCCATTCCGGTTCAATGACAACGGGATCATCCGTGATTTCAGTTTTGGTTTTGATAAGTTTCTGTTTCCACGTCTCACCGTAATATTTTCGACGTGGGTATTTCTTATCCTGTTGTCCATCTTGAAAAAAGACCCCATCAACCGTAATCAGCTCACCGTTTACGCCGTTGTATATATTAACGTTTTCCGAAATCAGTTGTTTGAAATCAGCATCAGCAGAAATAATAATGTGCTCATCGTTGGGATGAAGGGCGATCCAACGGGCAATGAAGTCATCTGCCTCGATCAAATCATTACGAAGCATTGTTACGTTTGTGCGTTTGTCCAAGAATTCACTTAATTCATCCACTACTCGATAAATGCTTTCATTAACCTTTTCATCAATAGCGGTCAGGTTTTCTTTTCTATGTGCTTTATATTGCTCATAAAAGATTTTACGCCACGATGATGTGTCGAAGCACGCAACTACATGATCTGTGTTGAATTTATGGAACACCCGATTGAGTGACATAAAGGTGGTATGTAGACACATCGGCACGACATCATCAATATCGTTCGTTTGCTGAACGTGACGTGCTCTATGAATCATATTGTTGGCATCGATTAAACAGAATTTCATCAGTTGTTTCCACGCTTGTGAACATATGTTCCAGCTGCATCGTCATCATAGTCAGGATCACTGGTGTCTTCTGCTGGTTCAATATTATCATATGCATCATGATTTGTGATCATAACGCGTTGTATATAATGGCGAATTGCATCGTCAGGATCATCATCATCAAAACCACCCTCACGAACTCTATTCAACATGGGGTTATTATAATCGAACACCACGACAACCATTTCGGCTCGGCGATCATATTTGAAGTCAGTATAAATGAATGGCCATCCAAATATATCACAGAAAAATCGTTCTACCCTTTTCAAAACAGGCAAATCAACGGCGTCATCGTCATCATCTTTACTCATTATACTTGAACTCCTATTGTTTTCTTAGGCAGGCGAATATGATATGAAACGCCATCACCCGTATATTTGATATCCAAGAACGAACCACCAATGGTTAGATCACCATTCGCATAATTAAGAATTGATCCAATAACACGTTCCATCTTTTCAGCATCAAATCGAAGATCATTCACAATAGTGTCATCCTTAACACCAGTGGTCATAATCAAATCAATCGAATTGGAACTATAAGGAAGTCTGAAAACCAGATTATCCCCATCATGAATAATTTTAACAACCGCATCATCTTTTGTTGCCATCATTTTTTGTAGCATGGCGGCTTGTCTAAACTCTTCAGCGATGGTGGGTTCCACTGAGAATACTAAATCGCCTTCCATCTTATTAATGAGTGGGGGGAATTTCTTAAGTCTGGCGCGTTCCTTTAGAACCCGTGGATCGACAGCACTATAATTGATAGTCAGGCGTGGACCGGCGAATTTAATTCCAGTGAATATGTCATCGCCTTGAAAACTTTCACCTTCTAGTAATTCCATCGTGCCTTTGCTGCCCATGATTTGTTCTTGGTCGAATATTTTCTTCAAGAAATTCAGATTACCGAGACACATCATTGTGTCGAATTCGGTAAATGATCCCATGTTTGCGGTGATCATCATCGATTTGGTTGGATCAATGCCGGTGGCGATTGTTTCACCCTCTTCATTGTTAGCGATGATAATGAACTCTAGCGCCTTGAACTGGGTCATGTTTGCTAAAGTGGTCTTCAGGATATTTTTCAATGCGTCCTCCAAAAATTCTGCGCATGTCATATACATAGTATAAATCAGCAACGCATCACAGTGAGCGTTCAGTATTTTTTGTTAACCAGTTAAGGAAACTGATCCATGTCTGAAGGCCAATCCCTCGATTTTCATCAGCTTAGTGCTGAAGACCTAAACAAGCTCGTCACTGCGGTGAGCACACTAGCAGCATATAACCTTGAGCGAAAGGAAATTGGTGAAGCTGTCAAGGAAACTCTTGAAAGCTTAGCCGCTGATATGAAGGCCGATAAAGATGCGGCCAAGGATATCAAACGCTTCGTTCGTAAAGCTGCCACCATCTATGCCAATAACAAAACAGATGATGTTCGTTATGAAAACGAAATTGTCGAACTACTGCTTGAAAAAACCAATCGTTCTTCAATCGAGAGCGAATAGCAGATAACTACCAGCACATATATATTGGAGCAACCATATGAGTGATAGCAAATATAGAAACCTTACACCACGCGAACAAGCGATTGATGCTTTTTACGAGGCGGGATCAATTCGGGGCGCAGCGCGGCTTCTTGGTAAGGACGAATCAACTGTTCGCAAGCAGCTTAAGCAAGCCGGATTGAATACCCATCGAGAAAAAAACAATTTTGCTCTTGATAAGAAGAATAAGCCACTCGCGGGTGGTGACTACAAGATGGAAGAACCAGAAAAGAACCCTCTTCCAGAAAAAGGTGAAGTGTTTCGTTATATTTTAACATCAGCTCAAAACAATACCTATGTGCACGAACGATTCATGAAAAATATCTTGGCATTTGCCGATGAGATGGATGCCAAGATATATATCTGCCGCAGCACGTATAATCTAACCGGGTATCGTAACAGGGGCACTGGTGAAAAACCCGGTGCTTCAACCCACGGTTCCACCACCGATGAGAATTGGTTCGATCCACAAGTTCAAGACTATATTATGGATCGAACCGTTCAACTCGCACCGGGATTGATATGGTGTGGTGAACAGCAAATTTCGGTTACTGCACAAACCCCATTATCCGGGTTTGATGATTACCGAGGTTTGAACTCATTGATTTTCCCATCATCTACAATTTCAATGCGAACCGTACCTACAGCAAAATACCAAGACCCCAAAATGCTTTATACAACCGGTACGGTTACAAAGCGTAATTATACCAAGACGAAGGCAGGACATAAAGCTAGTTGGAATCATGTATACGGTTTCCTTATTGTGGAAGTTGATAGTGATGGTGACTGGTTTGTCAGACAGGTTTCGTCACGTGATGATGATGGTTCATTCCAAGATATGAATTATCGCGTGGTTGGCGGCAAAGTATATCATAATGGCGAAATCGAAATACTGACGCCGGGTGATATACATGTGGATTTGTTAGACGATAATATCCGTCGAGCGATGCACGGAATGATTGATGATTTCAGACCAAATGAAATTCATTATCATGATTGTTTAGATTTCCAGTCAAGATCACACCACGATCTTAAAGATCATCAACTAATGTTCGATAAGTTCATCAACGGGTGCGAAAGCGTCGAGGGCGAATTATCACGACTGGTCGCATTCTTTAATGAAATGGACCGGCCTTGGATGAAACCGGTTGTGGTTTATTCCAATCATGATGATCATCTTCGGAAATGGTTGGTCGATAAACCCGATGCATATGCCAAAGACCCGATCAACGCTATCACCTTCCTAGAATTACAATTATCAGTATATAAGGCAACCCGTGACAAGAACAAAAGCTTCCATCTATTGGAAGATGTTTGTAAAAAGCTCGGACTGAAGTCTGATGTCAAATTTCTTCGGAAGAATGAAGAATATATCAAACTGAATATCGAATGTGATCTTCATGGTGATAGAGGGCCGAATGGTTCCCGTGGTTCCATGGTCAATCTCTGTAAGAGTGGTAACAAGGTCAACATCGGTCATAGTCATACTGCTGGTATCACTCGTGGCGCTTATCAGGCCGGTGTGATGGCTGATATGGATATGGGATACAATGATGGTCCGTCTAGCTGGTCTAGATCACTGATCGTCACTTATGAAAATGGTAAACGCTCCATTATCACAATGCGTGGTAACAAATGGCGAGCAAAAGAAAAAGGAACAGTACAATGAAAGTAACAGTAACTCTGGATCACGATGATCTTAAAAAAGCCCTCGTGGAGTATTTGGCGGATAATGGTCATCCACCAACCAAGGACAACAACTCGATTGACGTGATGGTTGATATCGATGGCGATTATCTCAAATTGTTTGATCTGATAGGGCCGAACATCACAATCGACATTTGATTCATCACGGGTATGTCATATTCTAAATAGACAGGAGAAAACATGACATACATCGATGCATTCAGACGCGGAAATTACATATGCGTGTCAGAACGGAACAGTGCGGGCAAACGAATTGAAAAACGTGCGCCCGCACCATTCTATTATTATATCAATCATCCAGACGGCACATATAAGTCTATGTTTGGTCACAAGTTGGCCAAGGTTACAGAGAATTCGTTTGCAAATTTCAAACATTCTATTGAAGAATTTCAAGATAACAACGTAGAAACATTTGAATCAGATATTAAATCAGAATATCGATACCTTGAAGACCAGTATGTTAACGCCAAACCACCACAATTACACATAGCCATTCTCGATATCGAGTCCGATAGAGAATTATCCCGTGGGTGGTCACGGCCTACAAACCCGTATTCGATCATCACGGCTATCACAATCGATAGAAAATGGCTCAACGAAGTCATCACCGTAACGGTAAAACCACCAACACTAACATTAGAAGAAGCTGAAGAACTCATCAAAGACATGGATAATACCTATGTCGTTGAAACAGAAGAGGAATTACTTCTATTCACGTTGGAAATTTTAGAAGATGCGGATGTAATCAGCGGATGGAATAGTGAATTTTACGATCTTCCCATGATCATTCAGCGTATTCGTATCACCCTTGGTGGCGAAAGTCTTGAAGCTGTTAGTAATCTTGAAGTGTATGAAGTTTCTGATCTGTCAAGGTCGCATCTGTCAAAACTGTGTCTGTTTGGTGAAATACCAGTTCCACGCACGGTTGAACGATATGGCGCTGATGAATGGATGTTTGTGCTCAAGGGCAAGGTGCATCTGGATTATCTTGACCTTTATACGAAATTCAGCTTCACCGAACTTCATAGTTATAAGCTAGACTATGTTCTTGAAGTTGAGATTGATGAAAAGAAAGTTGAATACGAAGGATCACTTGATGAACTTTGGCGGAATGACTTTCGAACTCACACACTTTATAACCGACAGGATACGATTGGTCTTAGCAAGGTAGATGATAAACGAAAATTCATCATCCTCGCTAACCAGATGGCACATACCGCCTGTGTTCTTTTAAAAGACACTCTTGGCTCGGTGGTGATCATTGAACACGCTATTCTGTGCGAACTTCACAAAAGAAATCTAGTAGCACCAGATAAGAAGCACGTGGAACAAGCCGGGAAGGTCGCAGGAGCCTTCGTGAAGCTTCCCGTGGGTGGCATGTACGAATGGATCACATCGTTCGATATCAACTCTCTGTACCCCTCTGTGATCCGCATGTTGAACATTTCACCAGAGACGGTGGTAGGCCAATTTGATATATCACGAACAACTAGAAAGATTGATGAACTTATTGCTTCGAAGACTGCCAAGGATACAACCGAAGCATGGCATAACTTCACGGGCGTTCTTGAATATCACGACATCCAAGAGGGTAATCAGTTTGAAGATATCAAATTGGTTTACGAGGATGGTGATACCGAAACAATGAGTGGTTCGGACTGGAAAGATTGGCTCGAATCAAACCCTGTCAATGTCAGTGCCAACGGGACTGTCTTTTTCACAGAAGAACAAGGTATTATTCCATACTGTCTTGAAAAATGGTATAACGAACGGGTCGAGTTTAAGGCAAAATCCAAAGAATATTATATTGATGGTAATAAGGAACAGGCCGAATATTGGGATACAATCCAACAGGCTCGCAAACTATTCCTGAATTCCACATATGGTGCCTTGCTCAATAGATTTTTCCGCTTCTATGATCCACGCTTCGGTCAATCTGTTACCCTGTCCGGTCGCGTTGTCACCAAGCATATGATTCGGAAAGCATGTGAAATCATTGACGGCAAATATAATTTTGGCGAGTCTGCTATCTATTCAGATACTGACTCCGTGTACATGTCATTGGCTAAACTGATAACCGATACAACCCCATTGGAAGACATCATTGAATTAGCAGACCATGTTGGTGATCTGATTAACCAATCTTATCCCGGTAAGATGGTTGAATCATTCTTCGTGTCACAGGAAAGCGGTACGGTTATTGAATCTGGTCGTGAAGTGGTTGCTCGCCGTGGCATCTTTAAATCCGATACCAAAAAGAGATACGCTCTACACGTGGTGGATGATGAAGGCAAAAAAGTAGACAAACTCAAAATCATGGGCTTGGAAACACAGCGTTCGGATACACCAAAATGGATTCAGAACTTTCTATTAGAATGCTTGAAGTCTGTTGTTCAACGGGGAGAGGGTGAAGATACACTGGTTGATATGATCATGGCGTTTAGAACCAAATTCTACGAAAAGGATGCGTGGCAACTTGGTTCACCAAAGAGAGTTAAGAACTTACAAAAGAAAACACACGAGCTTGAACTATTCGAAGCAGACAAGTTAGAGAAAAAGCCTCTTGTATATTATGTCATTCAGGCATCTCTCAACTTCAATGCTTATCTGAAGTATCATCAAGACATGCAAATACCACCTATATCAGATGGTGATAAAGTAGAAGTAATGTACTTGAATGAAAATGATCTTCATGGAAATCCATTAGGGTTTAGAATTATAGCTATTCCGGTTGGATTAAAAGATCACACCGGCTGGATTAAAGAACTGCCACTAAGCGTAACCCTTGCATACGAGGGATTGGTGACCAGAAAGCTTACCAATATTTTCGATATGTTTAATTGGGATTTCGATCCCCCTGCTACAACCGCTAACGATGTATTTGATTGGTAATGATTATGCGCCCTTGGGAACTACTTGAATTAATAAGCGATACGCCGGGTCGTAATGACAAGATGGCGATACTACAAACCATTGCTGATGATGAAGATAATGAATTCTGGCAAGGGGCATCCTATGCTCTTGATCCATTCAAGATGTATCACATCAAGAAGATGCCGGAACCAATGGAATACGGAACCGGTGTTAAGTGGCCCACCTTTGTTAAATTATTGAATGCCCTCACCAATAGAGAAATCACAGGCAATAATGCACGTGATACAGTTTTGGCCTTGGCTTCATCATGCACTGAGGAACAATGGAACAATTGGTATTATCACATCTTAAGAAAAGACTTACGATGTGGTATAAAAACATCAACGATTAATAAGATCATACCAGCAAAATGGTATATCAACACATTCGATTGCCAATTGGCTCAACCATTTCATAAGGTTGCTCACAAGAACCTACCCACCAATGCTTTCGTTGAGGGGAAATATGATGGTGCCAGAGCGCTATGGGCAATCCAGAAAGATGGACCAGTCCGATGCTTTTCACGAACCGGGATTGAGTATACGAATTTTAGTAAAATCTCGGAAGTATTTGAAAACCTTAAACAATATCCGGGTTTTCCTGATTGTGGGTTAATGATTGATAGTGAGGTTTTATCAAATGATTTCCAGTCATTGATGAAACAGGCTCGCAGAAAATCATCAGCATCGTTCTCGGGCTTTGCGATGGCGTTCGACGTTTTACCGTTGGATGAGTTTTATGCTAAGAAATCAGACATGATATTGGAAGATCGTAGAAATGTTCTTGAAGACCTTGTGGCTTTTCTGAAACATACGGTTGGTGCGAATTGTGCGGTTGATCTATCATATGCTCACAAGGGCATAAATGCACAGACTGACATGGATGAGATATTAGAACTATATCGAGGATTTGTGGAAGCCAAGCTTGAAGGTGCCGTAGTCAAGGATGCTGACTCAACTTATAATTTCTGTCGTGATGGATCATGGTTTAAAATGAAACCAACGGAAACTTATGACGTTATGGTGGTTGGTATCGAAGCTGGTGCTCCGGGTAAGAAATATGAAAACACACTGGGTGCACTAGTGGTTGACGATGTGGTTGACGGCAAACGCATTAAATCACGTGTGGCGGGTATGCCAGATGCACTTCGTGATGCTATTTGGAATGATCCGAGTTTAGGGATTGGACATATAATTGAAGTTGAAGCAGACGGATTGACGAAATCCGATAAAAACGATTACTACGCATTTCGTTTTGGTAATTTTTCTAGATATAGAGACGACAAAGAATAAAATAATGGCCTCAACCGGGATTACAGTTGAGGCCATTATCATTTCTATTGCTGATATGGGTGACTTATTCCATATACAAATCAGTAACCAGTGCTTCTAATGCTTCCATATCCGGTGTAGCCGGAAGCGAAGACTTGGCAGACAGTTCGTGTAGAAGTTTCATCTGATCTTCCAACTGTGCCGTCAACATCTTCATATCATAGTCACCATTACGAATCTTGAGCAATTCGGGTGCATCCGGTCTAGGAAACGTGATGTTACCTGTTTCGAGTAGTTCAACCATCTGTGTTGCTACTCGTTGAGCATGCATAACCGATTTCCAATCCTGCTTTTGAGGATTTTGAGATTGTTGGGCACGCTTTCCATAACCCGTGACCAACCCCTGAAGGATTTCCAGAGCATGTTTCAGTGGGGATGTAAGCTGAAGACCACGATCACATACACGTAACAACGGAACAAAATGATCTGTTGTATCATCATCAACATATTCGATGTGTTTTAGCTTGGTTAACTCAAGAATGCGATCCTTAACCGCAACAAGAGTTGTATATCCACCGAATTCGCGAACCAATCCTTCAAACATATCCCGTGCCACAATAGCGGAACTCAACCGGTCGGCTCTAACACCGAACTGAAGTGCAGTATTACGGCAAAATCCATAAGCACGTGTCACATTTGATGTAACAATCTTCGGACGGAGTGCAGTAACTACATCCCATACATTTGTATCCACCATTGAATTGATCCAAAACGCCGATGGAGCAAAACATAAATCCATCGACGTGACTTCACCACCGGCCACCAGCATAAGAAACTGGTGCAAAGGCATCGACAGGATATCGACCTTGGATGTATCCGCATTGTTATTATAAGCCAATGATACAGCACGAGCTTCGGCTAAAGCGTCACTCTCACCACTGTATAGAGTATTAGATGCAGAAACCCTTTGAAAGGCAATATCATTTCGAGACGGGATATGAACACCACGCACATCAAGGTCACTTCCACTAACAGAAGTTCCAAACAGGAATGATCCTGTAACCGCACCAAATACACTTTTCATCGCTGATATCCTTTGTTCTTTATTAGTTATATACGGACAACAACGAGCGGTCAATATTTAATTCAACGGAAATGCCGGATCATATGGTGTCGTTTGCTGGCGAATATCAGACATTTGATAAATCACCACCCGTTCTCCTAAAACTTTTTTAGAATCAGAAAAGGCGGATACCCAATGTTCTGGTGCATATTCGGTTGTAACGATTCGATCAATACCAGCGCCCAACAGCATCGATGTACAGGGTTGACAGGGTAGGAATGGCCAGATGTAAGCCGTGGCTCCACGAAGACGGTCACGGTCACCCAACCGTATCGCATTAGTTTCTGCGTGGATCATAAACTTTCTACGGAAATCATCATTGGTTAAGTTGTCAGACGAATCATCTATTTCACTCGGAAATCCATTGTAACCATATGATATCGGTTCATGTTTTTTTGTAACCATGAAGCATCCGACTTTGCGGCGAGGGTCTTTGGACCAGCTGGCAACTTCTCGTGCCAATTTTAAATGACGATGATCCCATACCGTAATCATAGAAATTGTACTCGCTTCTTAAACCATGTGGGTAGGTGTGACTTAAAGCTTTCATATTGGTACTTTACAGCCGCATCCAGAATATAGGTTATTGATTCATCATCACTGGTTCTAGTTGAACGACCGCATGCCTGAATAACCTTCATCCACGTTTGGTTGGAATACCATAACTTGTCTGCTTCCATTTTTGCCTTAACACGGGCATCCATAAGATTGGCAAATGGTAATTTTGCGATTATTTGGAAACCAGACAATTCGCCTTTCAAATCAACACCCGTGTGCATTGATGGCGAAATCAAAACAGTAGGACGATCATCCATACAATGAATAAGGAATAGATCATTATTAGATGTTATTGATCCTTGTTCTTTGAATATAAGTCTATCTTTGTGTTTAGTTGTTTTGGCTATGTATTCGGCAACTCTATAGTTACCACTATGAATAATACCTTTTTCATTTTCATGCATCTCCAATAATTCGTCAATCTGGTTTACCAGTGCACGTTTATTGTAATTGAAATCTTTGTATCCGAGTTTGAACCGGGGGATCATTACTACCGGCGATTTAACTGGATCGAAGGGTGTATCGACATCAATATAACACGTGTATTCAGGATCAAGTCCTAGTTCGGATATAATTGTATCTGGGTCACCCAGTGTAGCAGACATGATTATAATTTTGCTATCGGTAATATCATTGGTGAGTTTGAAATCAAAATAGGAAAGAAAGAGTTCATCGGCTCTTAACGGGGATATAGTCAAGACTGTACCAGCCTCATCCATATCGGTAACCCATTTGTTTTCTATATCTTGTTCAAAGGAATAAGATGATATGCGTTTTGTCAATGATCTTAAATATTTCTCAACACGAAGTAGACGCAGTTCGGCCACATTGACTTCGGTGCGTTGACCGTTTGAGTTGAGATTGGTTTCTGGTAACTTAGCTATTTCGGTCGCTATCTCGGTGAGACGCGTTTGGATACATGCATATATGTGTTTACATACAGATGGTACATCTTCGAAATCAAGAAAATTAAGAGCTGGATCAACATCAACTTTATACTTTTCGTACAAAGCTCTAGGGTTGATATCAAACGAGGCCGACTTGACTAATTTATCTTCAAGCACGTGGCCTTCATCACAAATAACAACATCACGGGCGGTGATTTCATTATTATTGATTTCAGATAATCCAAAAAGGAAATCATAGTTGGTTACAGCTATCTTTGCTTCGATAGCTCTATTGAACGCACTATAATAATCACAAAAGCTACGAGTGATACATCCCTTTTTGGTTTCGGGATGTCCAACACATGGTGCTTGGTCCACCATGAATGCCCTATTAAGATTACAGGTGTAGCTAGACTTGCCTTTAATCAGGCGAACATCTTTTGGGAATTCGGTTTCATATTGGTCTTGAAGTGCTTTAGTATCGGTAAGTAACCAAGCATTTTTGCCGAAATATTTAGCGATGGCTATAGCAAGACCGGACTTCCCAACGCCTGTTGGGGCGTTGAGAAGGAATACCCGTTTGTCTTCATTACGTTTAATGAACCGAAGGATTTCTGCCTGTTGGTCCCGTATTTCCTTATACGGAAAACCCGCAAAAATATCCATTAACCAAATTCCGTCTCGGTTTCGTCTTCATCGTCTTCATCGTCAACCCGTGATAAGAACTCGTCCATATCATCCGGGTTACTAGTTTCATCGGCAACATCATCACCGTTGTTGGTATTATCCAACGTTTCGATATCTGCTGCCGATAGAAGGCTTCCGCCGTGCAGGTCTTTAACATCGTCTACGGAAACCGCAGCACCACATTTCCCACAAAACACTTCCCGAAAGTTTTCCGATTCGTGCAGAACAAGGTTGTCACACCCACCAACGATTTCGATGTATCCATCAGGTAATACGAAAATTTCCGCACCACACTTCTTGACCATCTTCGTGAAGAATTTAACTGGGTCATGGTCTTCACCAACCTTGTCCCAGAAGTCATCATCATCCGCGTTCGTTACTTCTGTTTCGTCAGACATCACATATCCTCTTTGACGTGATCAATAATTCCAAGATCAATTGCCCGATTGGTTACAATATATTCATCACGATCCATATATTCTTCAGGATTGGTGATGAGCGTTTTTCCTACAAGAACCGCCGCAATCTCATTTCTCATACGCATTGTTTCGGCGTGCTGTCGCTCAATGTCTTTAGATGTTCCAGCCGCACGGCTTGAAATATCATGGAGCATGATAGATGCCCGCTTAGTAGCGGATCGGTGACCCGGTGTACCATAACATAACAAAATTGCCGCTGCTGATGCTGCCATGCCCACACAGGTGGTCTTAATGGTCATACCAGCCGCATGGGCCATATCAATGCCATCAAGGATGGTGAATAGTGCGTGAACTGAACCACCCGGACTATTGATGATTAGTTCTACTTCATTTTGGCCTTGGGTTTGATTGCAATACAATTGCGCCATGAAACAATTAGCCGTATCATCAGTAATTACATCATCGATGTAGATGATTTGCTTTTTACGGGATAGCCATGAGAAAATATCATAGGCTTGCTCACCATGTTTACCGGATTCAAAAACGATTGGTGTTCGACGATTCATTAATATTATCTCCACAAAACTTCTTGTATATCACTATATTACAAAGATTCGTAAAAGTCTACATTAATTTTTTTGATCAACAGCGTTTTGTTCGAGACGGGTATTCAGCTCGTTGATGGTTTCAGTGATCGCATCATTTTCATTGGCCGCATTTCTTATTGTGATTTCACATTGAGCGTAGTTTTCATTATTGACAGTCATCCATAATCCAAGTTGACGTTCATCTTCTTCATTCTCAATGCCATCACTAACACTACGTGGTGGGTTTACATACCGTGGACAGCCATCAAAAAAGGATGAAGGAATAGATACTGCCCGAAATTCAGTTTGATATACAACGGGTGGTTCTTCAACAGGAGCGAACAGTCGGCTAAACAACCCAGCGCAACCAGATAGTACCAATGCACACGAAACCACAGCAACAAGTTTAATTAGGCGGGGGAGTAGAGCCATCAATATAATCCTCAAAAGGTATTCCGTCTTCGCGGGTCGCTTGACGTGATGCTTCTGTTAAAAACTCACCAACGATTCCACCTTGAAGTGTGGAATTTTGTAAAGCAGCAAGTCTACGTCTAAAGGCTATTCCATCAGCTTCTCGTTGCTGTGTCAACTCACTAATGCGTTCATCTTGGGTTTCACGCAATTCTTGCATGCCTTCAATTTCAATCCGCATTGTATCTACTTGATTTTTATATTCATTAGCTCGTAACTGTGTTGTTATCTGATTTCTAATAGAATCACCATACTTGTCAATAGAGTGTTCAATAAACCACAGTGATCCAACAACGGCGATGATGATCCAGAACCACTTACTTCCGAGAAACTTACCGACGCCGGGTATTTTTCCAAAGAATGACAGAATGATTGATCCTAGTCCAAACATATCACACCATCTTCGCGAAGAATATATCTACAACATCATCGGTGTATTGATATTTTTCATCACTATTTGGGAATGTAACAGAAAAATCTTCTAATGGAATGTCAGAAATGGTTGATATGTCCTTGATCAACCCACGAATAACTTCTTTGGAGTTCTCGTGTCTCTTCAGCTCGACATAAACGATACTCGCATTAGGGACTGTATCGGAGTCAGACGAATCAACATCAACAACACCGGGTGTTTTGGAACAAAAGTTTTCTAACGGTTCGACGGCGAGTGGTTCATTTAATACGAAGAACGCTAGAACAATATTATTGTTTTGATTCTTAGAAACGTATTCATCAAATGATACCACTGGTTTCAATAGATCACGAAGATCACCGTTACCCAAACCTTCGGTCAATATTTTCCTAATGCGGGGCGAATCATTATTGAAATCAACCGCGAAATACTCTTTGATGATTTGTTTATTCATAAAGGCTTTAGCTTGGCCTAAATTTTCGAAACATTTACGGAAAACCGGTTCACCTGTTTTGGTCGATTTGATATAAAATGAGTTTTGTGTAATTTCTATCATCTGAAATCTCCATTAAAATGGATCATTGCCAAAACCATCATCTTGATCGTTTTGTTGATCTTCTTCATCTTCTTTTGGTGCATAGCCTTGATCTTCGGCTTCTTTACGAGCAATCTTGCGATTGTTGTCTTCGATTTCATCCAAGATAGAACGCAAGATTCTGATTTTCAGAACGGTGCGGCCATCACTTAATTTTTTTGATGTTGCTTTGTTCTCATTGTTAAGACCCAGAACCCGCTTGATCCCACCACTATAATCAAACTTGATGGGGGTTAATAGTTGTAACTCAAACCAAAACTTTTCAATAATAGGGGAACCATAAACACTCATGTCATCCCATCCTTCAAAAGAATAGGCAGAACATTCGTCAAGGTATTGTTCAAACATCAACAAATAGAAGTTTTGTGATTCTCGATGTTCATCACCAAACTTACTTTCTGTGAGTAAATCAGTTATTTCTTCTTCGGGAGCACCATTACTGAGTGCTTCAATTAATATATCAAACTCGGTCATGAATATATTTATAGCATTACGGGCCGTATGAGCAATTCACACGGCCCGTAATTATTAATCTTCCCAGCGGTCTAGTATATCCTTCACTACTTGTTCACGCTGAATGTCAATATTGGCGAACTCGGCAAAGCCAAGATCAGGGCAACCCTTCAGAAATTTCTGAGCCTTTTCAAAGCCATCGGCATCTTTGCGATCACGTTGACGTGGATCACCGGTGATGATGAGTTTTGAATTTGAAGAGACACGGGTTAGTAACATTTTCATCATGTCTGAATTCATGTTCTGTGCTTCATCACATAAAATCCAAACATCCTCAAAGTTACGACCACGCATATAGGCTAATGGACATACTTCAATAATTCCGGTTTGCATTAGGTGACGGAAGTGACCTGTTGTTTTATACCAGTACATTTCAAATACATCAAAGATTGGTTTCAAATATGGTTCACATTTTTCTTCCAGTGTTCCGGGTAAGAAACCTAGTTTCTCTCCACCGGCTTCAATAATAGGTCGGCACACAATGATCTTCCTACATAGACCACGTTGGAGTGCATCAGCCGCCATCATTGTAGCCAAGTATGTCTTACCCGATCCAGCAGAACCGACACCAAATGTTATTTTGTTGTGGTTAATTGAATCCATAAATTGCTTTTGAGTGCGTGTTCTAGGCGTAATTACGCACATAGAAGTATCCTCGCGAAAAGCGCGAGCGACTTTTTTCCTTGACATATCGCATATCCTTGATTTTTGGGGGTTAATATCGCGAGCATGCTTGGATCGATGATCGAAGCTTTTATTCTTAGCCTTCTGGAAGGGTAGTATTTTTTTGCTCACATGGATATTTAACAGCGCTCCAAATATGCAATAGGAATATTATGCTGTTTCTATGGCATGTAGTTGTTTTTCAATGCTAATAATATTTTGTGATAGGTCGTCAAATTTGGTGGACAGGGTTTCTAAATTACGATCCATTGAATCCACAATATTTACTGTTTCCATCTCTTCTATATATTGTGCCACTTTAGTAAGCATCGACTTACATTCCGGCTTACGAATGTAGCGATTATTGAGAAGCCTTAGTGCTTCAGAGGGAGAGAGTCCATCGTACATTTTGTTTCCTGTGAATTCACACATGTGTATATATAATCCTATTGTGGATATAATCTATTTACCATTATCTGTATTCTAGTGGTGAATATCCTTATTAATCAAATGAATACAGCGTGATATGAACAGCTCGTTCATGACTGTGTAATGACGCCCAATGTGGCAGAAAGGTTGATTTCTGGATCGGCCACTGATGGATTGTCAACCAATGCGGTCTTTAATTGGAATAATGCGCTTCGTTCATCTTTGAAAAAATGAAGATTATTAGAGAGCCATATGATGTACCCTTCAATCTCTTCACGGGTCATACTCTCTTTAATCAGATTTCTCCCACCAGTGATATCATTTGAAATAAACAACTTCACTATATCTGATTTCCAATCTTCACTCTCCGTTGTTCGGATTTTCATAACCAGTTTGTTATTAACCACACTGGATTGGAGAGTTCGTATACATTTTCGAATAGATGGATAATTGTCATCTACTATTTGTGCAATGATGTCTAATCCGGTATCATCCACATCAATCTTTTCCTGATCGAGTATGAAGAGAAGCCGATTGATCAACCCTTCGTGATCCGGTGCATCGATCTTGATAACAGTGCAGCGGTCTTGTACCGGATGGATAATCTTGTGTAATCGGTTTGCCGTCAATATCCATCGAATGGAATTAGTATACTCTTCCATATCATCGTTAAGCATGGGTTGAGCAACAACAGTCATACCATCGGCTTCATTCAATAGGATATAGCGATACAGTGACCCCCAGCCGCCCGTTTGAATGAAATCTGTGACCTTATGACGTAGAGTTTCAACATTGCCCTCACGAGCAGCGTTGACCTTAAGGAAATCGTTATCATCCACGGCGAGTTCATTCATAATGATTCGCGCCAAGGAAGTCTTACCGGTTCCAGCAGGACCAACCAGTAACAGATTATCAATCCATCCTTGTTTGATCCAGTTGGTTACACGGACTCGATCATCGTCACTCTGGAAAACGTATTCATCCAGTGACATTGGTTTATATTTATCAACCCATAGATCAGGAATCATGACGCTTTGCTTATTTGTGGTAGAGTATCTTCGGTAAGACCATCACCAACCAATAAAATCTTACTGGGATTGGTCCAATGAACGGTTGTGGATTTACCGGCGATATCAATTTCCATTCCACGAACCCACCCAAGATGTTCTAAGAGAATGTAATCACCGATTTCAATATTATCTTGCTCGCGAACCTCTGGTCCAACCGCTAACACCTTTGCCCAACGTGGACGAATACCCGCTGATTTCATGTTATCATCTAGTTGAATGATACCACCTGCGGTGATCTGTGCCCCCTTGTCGGAAATATGGGTTGCAATCCAGTCTTGGGTCGGCTCAATCGGGAAATCGGTCATCGTCATCCTCTTAAAAAGTGTGTGCTATACCTTTTAAATATGACAAACGGCACCCTTATACAAGGATGCCGTTCGATTTAATCAGCGATGTGGACTATTATTAGAATCTGGCCGCATGGTATGGCGTTTTGGTGCCAGTCGCCATGATCTTATCAACGAGTTTACCATCAAGAAATACACCACACAGTAGATGCGACGTGAATACGGACCCGATATCAAGACCGGTACGATGTTTGGCAAACATACCTTCAGACATAGGCGTATGACCGTGGACCACCATATCAACAGATGGTTCAATCCATTTCACGCGATCATGTAGGAAATCGGAGTCGCGGGTCCACAAAAAGGTTTGTGATGTTTGATCATCCAATAATTTGTGTGGTTGAACACCAGCATGAACGAACATGATGCGATCTGCGACATCAATATGATGGGTTTTACCCGTTGGTGAATATTTATTACCAACACAATTCACTAGGAATTCAAAATGGGTCGGGAAGTTCTTAGCGAATTCCTTCATCCATGCAACACACATAGATCGGTTATGCCAATTTTTTGGATCACTAGACTCGTGGTCTGGACCAAAATATGATTGAAGAGTTTGAAAGCCACCGTTGGACCCCCACCACATCATGTCTTGTTCGAACGAGTTATCATTGATGCTGGTAAACATACTGAGCATCATGTCCTCATGATTACCGGGAAGAATGATAGGATTATCAAGTGCCATCACCCGGTCAATCACATCTTTGGATTTAGGGCCACGATCAACGTAATCCCCCAAAAAGATTAATTGTTTATCAACAGCCGGGAAGTTTTCGGCATGATGGGTTTTAATCTGCTCAAGGATATCCCCAAGCAAATCATCCATTCCGTGAATGTCACCAATAGCGTAATAAAGCATTCTTACAATGTAACAGGATATATTGAGAAGTCAAGCAATCAATTCAAGTCTTTGAGAATATCATCAGCAACTGATTTTTCGGTTCGTGCCTTGCGTGGCTTTTCAGCAACCTTTTCGACAGTCTTCTCTGCGACTCGTTTTGATACTGGTTTCGATTCCGAAGGAACAAACGTGTCTTCCGGTCGAGCCAATCCAGATGTTTCACCAGCGTCCGCTTCTTGGGATGCTCGGTTTAATGTATTCTTACGTAGCTTTTCAAAATCAATCATTCGGCCACGGGCAGATCGTACAGTACTCATAATTTAATTCCTTCTCCAAGTGTATATATGCGTCGATTTGGACCAACAGCATCATTATTAATTTTCATGGTGATGACACCACGTTCCACAAGCATACTTAATATTTGCCCAATCATAACTGGGTCATGATGGGTATTAAGTTTACTTTCTGTTTCACCTTCACTGTTTTTCAAGCAATTCAAAATATGTGCTTGGCCCGATTTTGATGAAGACCAATCTTTTCTAGCCATTAATTTATTCCTCGTGTGTTCCGCCAAGGATCATTTGTTCTATTTGCATATCATGATGGCGTAATAATTTTCCAGAAGCTATTATGCTTCCGTTTGTAATACTTAGTCGCTGTGTTGAGCTTTTATTATAAAGCCTGAATATCAAATGCGTGTCGGAACTATCAAAGGTAGGATTGATTAATGTTATATGTTTGCTAATATCAGGAGCAAGCTTCATCTGTAATATAAACTCATTGGGAATAGAAATTTTCAACCCCATGTTTAAATCAACAGTTGTCTCTGGTTCCAATAGTATTGACCTATCGCTTATAAAATTACCATCGATTGGTAAAATCCCATCTGTAGCATCGATATAAACAACCGGATTATATGATTGCATGCGAGAGATTGTATTCTCGGCGAGTTCTTCAAATAGATAATCCCAACGTTTTATAAGTTGTGGCATGTATTGTGATATATGTTGTTCTTCTATTCTTTGATTATTAACATTCTCCGGTGGATTATTTTTAATAGTATCAGTAATAACATGGGTTAATTCAAAATTATACGGATTTTCCATAAGATATTCGTTCATATATTTTTCAAATAGCATTGCCCCAACAGAAGAACTCCTGTTATTCCCTAAAATCCCGGTTTGTTCGTTCAATTTCTCAAATACATTATCTGTCATCTTAAAAACTCACTAACTGGTATGTCGTATTTTATCGGATCGATTTTATTTATTCCCAACAGGAATAAGACTAGGCTTGCACAACTTGATCCTCTTCCTACTCCCCATACCACATCATTTGTGATGAAGTGGTTGATCATATAAAGTAGGTGTCTTATCAGATCGGTCATATGTCTTTTTTCGATTTCAATCAGTTCGAATGATAATCGATTTATATAAATTTCATTATCTAATTTGAGTTCTGACAAGCGAATAGCACATTTGGATTCGATATCATCACTAGCAAAGGGTTCTGGTGTATTCCAATCGTATGTAAATTCTGCATCAACATCTGTTTCGGTGAATTCTTTTAATTTATTTGTGCCGAACCGATTATATACTGATGTATACTCATTAAATTCCACTAAATAGTTATGAAAATCGCGGCCATCTCTGGCTAGTTGCAGTAATCCATTATAGGTGAAAACGACTTCACCAGCGGTGGTAATGTAACGATCTGATAATGTTATAAGCTTTTTGCTCATCAGATTAGACTTTCATCATAAATATACACAAGACGATTGTGGATCGAGGCATTTTTTCATGACTAACAAATTAAACCTAAGACAAATTTCTAAAATCCTGATGGAAGATATGCCACAGGGTAAAGCGGATGTTGGACAACCGTTCAAACCAAACCTGAAGCAAAAAGCCTCAAGCGGCGGTGCGATGTCAACTCCATCATATGATAAATCAGCAAAAAAAGCGCGGACAAAACCAGCGCTTCCTAAAAAAGCTGGTGATCGTAAGCCATCGCCAAATTCTGGACCTGCTGCAAGTCCATCTGCTAAGAAGATACCCGGAACCACAACTCAAACCCCTGCTAAGAAGATTTCGGCACCAGCAATGAAGGCATCGGGTTCAAAATCCAGAAGCCCGTTCGTTGATGCTAATAAAGTCAAACGATCTGAAGCTGAACCCCTTAAATGGTCAAGCTCTACATCGGGTGATACGAAACATCTGATTGGTGCTGTGATGAAGGGTATGTCACAAGGGTCTGTGCCTAAAATCAAGATCAATGTATCCAAGCCAAATATCAATTATGGCATTGTTCCTACCGGTGAAATGATTTCAGTAAGCCAATCACCAACAATGAAAAAAGTAAACGTATCCCTGAAGGCTATCAAAGAAGGCGTAATCAACGGCACAACGACAGTCTCGGTCGGTTCCCGTAAGCACACCTTTGAAGCAGCATCAGTTGAGATGATCCGTAACATGGTTCATAATTATGCCAATGTCGGTCAACCGGTAACAGTTGATATCAAGGTTGGTCTTCGTGAATCATATGCTGATAAACGTTTGGTGACATCATTACTAGAATCCATTCATGCTAAAGCATTGGACGTTGATCTAGTTCACAAGAAGAAATTAGCTGAAGCTTATAGTCGTTTCCGCACTCTGCTTGAGAATCAGTATGTTGTATTTCATAACCGTTCCAAAAAGAAGTGGGTAGCTGAATGCCTAGCACCAGCTTTCAAACAAGCATATGGTGATTTCAAACGAATTTATGAATCACACCTACAGCCATACGAAGTAACAATGAATATCAAAACCAAGCATGGTGTTGAAATCGTTGATGTTGTTACAAGTGCATTGAATGAGAATGTAGCAATGCATTCTGCTGTAGAAGAAATTGCTTCTGAGTATGGCCCATCAGCAAGATTTAACTATGGTTATATTGGTTCGAAAAAATATGTTGCAGAAGATGCATCCAGTCTTCTATCAAAAGCTTTGAAGTTCGATGACATGCCTGAAGGTTTCAAATCAGCGGGCTTCGGTTATAAGACGGGCACACAGACTGCCGCTCTTAAGCCAAAGGTTGATAAACTAAAGGCTTCCACGAAAAAGCGTGATCTAGGTGCTACGGTGTTTTCACCGAAAGCAGCACCGGGTAAAAACGCAGAGAAGCTTGTAGACCGCAAGGGTGCCGATAAGCGCGATAAGACCCCACGTGCTAATACAGCACCGGCTAAAGCCGCTGGTCCTCGTTGGGCTGAGTAATGTGATACACCGGGTGATGCAATGCGTTACCCGGTGGTATCCTCTTTAGAGAGCAAATATTTCTCTCGGATTTTAAAAAAATCATCCATAAGTTGAGTTATTAACTCAACGCCGTCGCTACTAGATGAATGCACATTATATGTGAAATCGATTGGCACATCATCTGATTTACCATACATGTGCATTAAATCATATACGGCGTTGTCAGCATTGCCCCCAAACCCCAAATAAAAATCAAAACCGATAAACGAAGGACATCCTCTGTCTTTCAGCGCGTTATGAAAATCTCGCATACCACGAGCAACCACAACTTCACGTGGATCATCAGCAAACCACGGATACGTTTGATCCGGGTCACGTTCATCGTCTAAGAAAAGAATATAACTCATAATGCCATTTATATAGGCATTGACTTATAAGTCAACTTAAATTTTCATAATTTTCAATACAAGCACGGATGGTTGCATTTTGTTGACAGCGGTTCCGGTCGATATAGCATCACCACTCGCGTCTACTGGCGAAGATGACATACCCGTGGTTGGGGCAATATATGAATTGTTGTAATACATTCTATATGAATGCTGGTGATGATCTTCACTACTGATATTACCATCCCATTTTGAAACCTGATCATTTATAGTTGATGTTGGTGTGATCGCGGGCTGTGACCAAACAGGATTTGTTGTGGTAGCGGTCCTAAAGGCATAGTGTTTGTGATCTGGGATGTTACCAGCGGCTAAAGCTATCGTCTCTGTTCCACCTGTTCCACCAATCTGTGAAACACCGTTGGTGAATGTTGCCGAAGTAATGATACCTGATGGGGTTTCAGTATTCATATCGGCCATAACAGTTGTTCGTCCAATGAAGTTCGGAAGAGTAATAGTTTTATCGGCGGCCCAATCATCACCGGCTGAAGCGCCGCGACCACCAGAAACAGCAATAATACTATTGGCGAAATTATTCCACAAATGATAATATATGCCTTCCATAGTATCACTAGCATAATCAGCCGTTGAACCAGCAGAACCAATTGTTGAACCATCAATGACAATCCAACCATCGGGTGCAGCTGTTCCAAAGTAGTCAATAATTGTTCCTGTAGGTAGAGTTGAACCCGTCCACGCAGGTCGGCTATTTTGAATTGATAATATTGATCCCTCTGCACCAGCGGGCAAAACAATAGCAGCAGATTGATCATCATATGTAATCAATGTGCCTTCTGCGCTTTGTTGGAATTTTCCTAAAGTTACAGCATTGTCATCAATCTTGTCAGTGATAACCGATGAATTTTGGAGTGCTGTTGAATTAATACTTGAAGCTACATAGTTAACCGTATCAACAGACTGAAGACCTAATTTGGGTGTGGTGACGGATTGAGCGCCTAACTTTTCTTCAGTAACAGATTGATTAGCTAATGCAGTCGTTGGAATAGACTCATCGATATACGCAGCTGTTGGAATAGAAGCATCAGCATATTTCGGACCAGTGACTGACTCATCAGCTAATTCAGTTGGACCCACTGCCGCAGGTCCAATTTTGGGCTGTGTGACCTGATCATCTGCGATTTTATCAGTAATGACAGAATCAGTGGCAAGCTTATCAGGAGTTACCGCTGCATCTTCGATTTGGTCAGTGCCAACGGAGTCATCCGCTAATAGTGGTTTAGTTATCTTGGTTGTCATTAGTTAAACGATGCGATCAAATTCTCTACTGATTGAATGTATACGACGAGTCCATTCGCCGGGGCAGAAGCATTTCCAGCACCATCATAGAATTTGACTTTATCATTTACTGAAACTGGCCCAAATCTAATTGATGTTCCGGTTGCTGGTGAAACCGCAGGGTCACTATCCATGACATATGTCAAACTGGTAGTTGTTGGTGCCGTGGCAACCGAGAAGGTGCCGTTATATTCACTCTGGTTGGCACCCGCGACCGTAATAGGGTCACCGGGTGACTTACCATGTACCGCAGTAGTAACCATGGTAGCGGTCGTTCCTGTTGAGTTTAGAGACACAACAGTGTTATCTGCACTAATAATTCTATAATCATATGTGCCAGCAGCACCACCGGTATAACAAACCTGCAT